TCAGGCCTCCTGAATATCGTGATACTCTTCGCACGCCTGCAGCGTGTTCTGAATGAGGGTGGCTACGGTCATCGGGCCGACGCCGCCGGGAACCGGCGTGATGTACGACGCGCGCGCGGCGGCATCTTCATAGACCACATCGCCGACCACTTTGCCGCTTTCCAGGCGGTTAATGCCGACATCGATCACGATCGCGCCTTCTTTAATCCATTCGCCCGGAATAAAGCCCGGTTTACCGACAGCCACGATCAGCAGGTCGGCGTTTTCGACGTGATGACGCAGGTTTTTGGTAAAACGGTGGGTGACGGTGGTGGTGCAGCCTGCCAGCAGCAGCTCCATGCTCATCGGGCGTCCGACAATATTGGAGGCGCCAATGACCACCGCGTTCAGGCCGTAGGTATCAATGTTGTAACGCTCAAGCAGCGTGACGATCCCACGCGGCGTGCACGGACGCAGACGCGGCGCGCGCTGGCACAGACGGCCCACGTTATACGGGTGGAAACCGTCAACGTCTTTGTCCGGCGAAATGCGCTCCAGCACTTTGACATTATCAATGCCGGCGGGCAGCGGCAGCTGGACCAGAATGCCGTCGATGGCGCTATCCGCATTCAGGGTGTCGATAAGTTCCAGCAGCTCCGCTTCGCTGGTGGTTTCCGGGAGATCGTACGAGCGGGAGACGAAGCCTACCTCTTCACACGCTTTGCGCTTGCTGCCGACATAAATCTGCGATGCCGGGTTGCTGCCGACCAGCACGACGGCTAACCCTGGAGCACGAAATCCGGCCGCAACGCGCGCCTTCACTTTTTCCGCAACCTCAGAGCGTACCTGCTGCGCAATCGTTTTACCGTCAATAATTTTTGCTGCCATCAGAGAGAGGATTCCATCTGTATCTTTACGAAAGGGGGATGACGATATTTTGTCAGAAGCCAGCCCCGCTGTCAGTCTTCGTTTAAGATTTTATCTTTCTTAGGCGTTGCAGAGGCTGAAAAACGGCCCTGACCGCGCTGCGAATGGCGCAAAAAGGAGCCCGGGAGTCGAAGAAAGGTTAACGTGCAGAAACATAAGGTTGGATAAACTTTATACTGCTTTTGCGGCATAAGCCGCCAGCCTGCACAGGCAAGCGCAGTTTCGCGGCAAAATACATTGACTCATCAGGCGTGGACCGTATAATTCCGGCGATTGCACATCATGAAGCTCGCTTCTCAATGCGCCCTTAGCTCAGCTGGATAGAGCAACGGCCTTCTAAGCCGTAGGTCACAGGTTCGAATCCTGTAGGGCGTGCCATTAAGAAACAAGCACTTACGCCAGTTTTAAACCAGCCTGATTTCCTCCTTGTGTCGTATTTGTGTCGCTAGCGCCAAAAATGGCGTCAATTTTCCGTGCGTGTTCGGTCAGGTGGTTCGGCGCCAGGTGAGCATAACGACGTACCATCTCGATGCTCTCCCATCCTCCCATTTCCTGTAAAACAGAAAGCGGGACGCCGGACTGGATCAGCCAACTCGCCCAGGTGTGCCGGAGGTCGTGAAAACGGAAATCCTCGATCCCCGCTTTTTTCAACCCGGCGCGCCAGGCGTTATTGTCATCCACCCGCATTTTTCTAACCGCGGGCGTTAGTGTTCCGTCAGGGCGATGTTTAGCCGTGGTGTGAACGAACACCCACCGGGAGTGCTTCCCTATCTGATCCCTTAATACCCTGCATGCGGTATCATTCAGAGCTACGCCAATCGCCTTGCCCGCTTTTGCGTTCTCCGGATTTACCCATGCAACCTTTCTCTGCATATCGACCTGCTGCCACTCAAGCCCGATGATGTTTGAGCGGCGCAGGCCGGTTGCCAGTGCAAATATCACCACAGGCTTAATGCTCTCCGGCATGCACTCGATCAACCGCTCAGCTTCTTCTCTGGTCAGCCATCGTATCCGCTTACTGATCGGCTTGCGGGTTTTGATAACAGGAGCTGTTTTTATCCAGCCCCAGTCATTCGCCGCGGCCCTGAGAAGGGATCGAATGAAGGAAAGGTGTTGCGCCTTCGTCGCCTGCGAAACCTGCCGTGGTTTGTACTCCGGAACAGGCTTACCCTTCCTCAGCGCGGCATCACGCTTACTCTCCCACACCTGCAGGCGCTTACGGTTGATCATCCCGTTAACGGCTTCATGAACTTCCTCCGCAGTTATCTTCGAGACATCACGGCCGGAAAAATGCTGCAGCCAAAACTCAATTTTGGTTTTGTCATCATCCAGCGATCGCTTATGGTCTTTTTCCCGCAGCCACCGGATGCAGCACTCTTCGAAGGTTCTGACGGGCAGGTCGCCGATCTGGTCAACCCGCCACGCTTCCGCCTTCAGCTTGTCGTGGAGCTCCTGAGCCTGCTTTTTGTCCCCCGTGCCAAGAGATCGCCTAACTCTTTTTCCTGACGGCGTAAAGAAATGACAGTGCCACACGCCGCCCCTGAGGGTGATTGACATAAAACTTCTCCTTTATGTTCACCCGCGTTCGCGATGACAGGATCGCGCGGGGTTTTCAAATATGCAATACACGCCGCCTCAGTCGTTCTGTACTTGTTGCCGACCTTGCGGCCGGCGAGCTCCCCAGACTCAATCAGGCGGTAGATCACCCGCGCAGACACGATGAGCAAATCGGCGGCCTGCTGTGCTGTTATCGGTCTATCAGACGCCATATTTCCTCCCGGTTACGCCGCCCGCTGCGAGCGCAGTTTCTTAATGTGTTCGCTCTGCTCCAGTTCGGCGCGTATCTGGTGCGCTTCTTCGCGAGTGAGCGGCTCGAAATCGTTATTAAATCGGTCGATGCTTGCCGTGTTGATCCGACCCTGGCGCCAGTAGCGAACCACCTTAGCGTCACTGCCGGCGACAATTACCGGCCATCCGTGGCAATCAGCAAAGACCTGGCCTCTCTGAATTAACTTGAACATCACGGCCTCCGATGCTTACCGCGTAATTCCTCTTCTTCTTGGCAATCAGCGCAGCGCTGACAACCAGCCACCAGTTCCCGGCGTCGCTCGGGTATCTCTTCCCCGCAGTCGCGGCAGTGAGTAGCTGAAACCGCCGCATGGTTGATGCGACATTTCGCAATGGCGGCTTCCCGCTGGAGTTCCTCTAACTCGTTGGCCTGATCAATGATTTCTGGCATGTCAGCGCTCCTTTATATATCCGTTCAAAATACCTATCTCCACATAGAGATGGCTTGGCGTTAACCCAAGCTGCTTTATCAGCGGCATGCATCCGTTGAGGATCGGTCGTGATATCTCGTCGCAACTTAAAGCGGGAGATGACCGCCGTTTTGCCTTAACCTCATCGTTAGCCCTGCGTGCGATGCTTCTGAGCGCATTTTTCTTTTCTTCTGGCGTCATGCTGCCTCCCGTTTCTTATTGAGGTGGGGTGCATTCGAAAGGAAAACGGCCTTTGCAAATCCAAGAGGAGTTGCACTGCGAATGTTGGCGCGCTCGTCGCTGGGCGGACATTCGTGAATTCGGTTGTCCGGATACCAGTCAGCGATGAGGTTCTCACCATGGAAGTTGAACACCTCCAGCGCCTTCTTCTTCGGCACCATCCGGCCAAAGTTCTGCTTCACGCGTTCGATCGCCTGTGCCACTTGCGGGTGAATATCCTCTGCCGGCGCCTTGAAGCCGTTACCCGTCCAGAGGCAGGTCTGCTTCGTGTAGTTGTCATCCGCGCACAGCCCAGTGAACTGGTACGGATGGAACGTGTAATCGGCTGAGCCGAAGATGCTACTGAACACGCTCACCGGGTTTTCGAATGCCCACGGGCAGCCGGCCGCCAAGCCAACCATCCGGCATTGCTCAGCGACCAGCGCGGCCTTGCCCTGGAAATGCGGGTCTTTGGCGCGCTTGGACTCGAACCAGCGGGAACCGGAAACAGCAACGTCCGTGCATGGCGGAAAACCAATGACCATAACGATGTTCTCGGTGCGAATAATTTGAGAAAGCCGCGGCATAGCATCAAGGATGGTTGCCGATATGCGCTCAATGGGACCGTCGATCGAAGTCTCAAGGTGCTGCGGGTCCACCAGGACGGCGCGATAACCTGCTTCGACCCATGGCTCAGCCATGACGCCAGTGATATCGCACAGACAGATAATGGTTCCTCTGCTCATGCTGCCTCCAGATTCCCGATCCGCTTTAACTCAGCCAGCGATACGGTCGTGATGATGTGTCGCGGGGTGATGTACGGACGCCAGATAAACAGGAGCGAGCCTTTGGGGTTGCTATGGCGCTTTCCTGTAACGGATGCCGGAACAAACTGAACACGGCCGCCGGTTATGAGCCTGAGTTCATCAGCTGATTGCATGGCTGAAATAAACCAGCCAGTAGAGATGTCAGCAGGTAACAGCATCACTACAGCCTGAGACTGCGCCCGGGATTGCTCAGCAGCCTTTTCCACCCACGGCCCAATATCGGAATAGGGTGGGTTGCACCAGATCGAGCCGCATGACGTCCATTCGCTGTTCAGCGAGTCATCCAGCTCAGTGAGATAGTGAGCGCATAGCGCATTACTCTCAGAGGCTGCAGCATCCAGCCAGAAGCCAAACTCGCGGTCGAGCGCGTTGAAAATTTCAATCGGTGTTTGCCAGTAGTCACGTTCATTTTTTGGAGTTTTCGATCCGCCATAATCAGTCATTGCGTACCTCTTTTCGTGTCCAGCTCTTCGGCCAGTCTTTGAGCCTTTAACGGGTTTCTTACCACTTCACCAGATGGCATTAGCCAGCCACGATGAAGGACGGAGTACATACACTTCACTTTTCCTACGGTTATGGCGTCGCGGTAATGTTTCATTCGAGCTCCAGTATCATTCGCTTAGTCTCTGCCACAAGGGACAGGAACTCATTCCTTCTCGCGCGAAGGCGGGCTATCTCTGATTGGCACTCAGCGGCCGTCAGACGGTAAACAATGAGTTGCTTTCCGTCAGGGAAATCAGAGCAGTAGCTGATGAAGTCAACCCAATCCCGGCCAGAGCAATCAAGGTGGCCGATTAGTTGCCATCTGTATGCCGGATCGAAGGCGCCGCGGGTGAGGGTGGCGTAGTGAGTGGCGGCAATTACCGACTTAATCTCAACCAACCCGTCCCGGCCAACGAGTCCGTCTGGACTATCCCCATACGTCTCGTGATCAAAGAAACCGCCGTTATCCACGTCGACGAAGTTCATCTCTTCGTACAGCATGCGAGCGATTGGCTCCTGTTCGTGGCCGCGCTCCATATGGTCGTTTGTGAAGCCAAACTCAGACTTGCACCCTTTAATCTGCTCAAGAGCTAACTGAAGCGCATAACGCTTGGCTGGCTCACCAAACGCCTTGCCATCGTTAGCCATAATCAAGCCGAAGTTTGAAGCGGTAGCCTTCCCCAGGCGAAGAGCATCCCACTCTTCCCCGTTTTGCTCGACGTCATGCCAGATCATGCTGAGCACTCCTGTTCCAGTTGGCGGCGATGCTCTGGAGAAATATCCATTCTCGCCAGCACTGCATCCAGGTTGCCATCGCGCTTGAAGGCGGCCTTAGCGTTATTCCATGCCTGCGTTTTTTCCGGCGAAAGCACAGGTTTTGAAACGCGCGCTGGGCTTAAGCGGAGACCTTCAACCGATTCCTTTCCGAACCTGACATTTTTATCGACGTAAACAGTGACTTTCACGCCGACCCAATCCTCAAGGAATGGCGATCCGGTAATGCTTTTCAGCATCTTGCTGTTGGTGGCATTCAGGATCATTGGCTTAAGCTTTTCGCCAGGGCGCAACTCGCGCTCCTCAAAATAAGCGGTGTTAAAAACGTCTTTAGTTTTTTGGTTTTGTCGCTTTCTAACGTTGCCCGCGCGATCGTCAGCACCGTAGGTTCAACGATGTCGGCACTGCTCAGGTATGGAGAATCGAAAGCCTTACGGTAATGTGTTTTTGAATCTGTCATTTTGCAGCCTCTCTGATGAATCTGTTTACCAAAGGCCTGAGAGCATCCTGAATAGTGAAATGCTCGCGTCGCTCTTTGCTGCTGTCATAAATCGGTGTCCAGCCGCATCCCGTATTCACCTGGATTACCTGGTAACTACCTTTCCCATCTCTCCACTGAATTCCGTTCATCGAGAGCCACTCCTTGAAGTCGGCTAATTTCGATTTGTGGAGTAAATTTCTTCGGGCCATTAACTCTCTCCTTAAAACGGGCAGCCGGTGCGGTGATCCCAGTCGTATTCCGCCTGGGCGTAAGCTATTGCTGTGCGCAAGTCGTTGTATACCTCGCCAGCCTTATCGCTACGGAGGCCTTCATATGGAAACGCCCTGGACGATACAGACTGGCGTAGTGCCGCGTAGGGATCCTCTGGAAGGCTGTCAAAGACCTCTTTTGACCGATCTTCAATCCACTTTTCCTTCTCTTCGGACAGCGTTTGTTCAGCCCACTTACGCTCTTCGATCACGTCATATGCGCGGTATGCGTTCATAAGCACCTCAGTAACTGATACCGGTATGGGGAATGCGGCCGTCTTTAACCGCTGTAAGCACCTCGATAGCCTGATCCCGAGTAAGGCTGGTATTGGCCAGAAGAGCTTTGACGATTTCAGTGCCTACAGCCTTGCGGTGCTTAACGTCGGCTTCGCGGCGAGCCTGCTCATCGGCTTTACGTTTCTCCTCAGCCAGGCGGGCCTGTTCGCGTTGCTCTGCCTCGCGGCGGATGCGATCGGCTTCTTCCTGAGCTTTGCGGCGCTCCGCTTCGATAGCGGCCTGCTTGTCAGCCTCAGCTTTCTTCTCGGCTGCAATGCGATCTCGCTCTGCCTGCTCAGCTTGTGCTTTCAACACAGCTTCGCGATGCGCCGCTTCTTCACGTTCACGCTGTGCGCGCTGCTCAACTTCTCGGGCTGCTGCGGCGGCTGCCATTCGCTTAATTTCTTCTTCATGGGCAATGCGCTGGCGCTCAGCCTCAGCTGCTTTATCTGCCTGCTCTCGGTTGAAAGCGTCATTCATCAGCAGGGCCATTTCGTGGTCAGACTCAATCCGAGCTGCCAGCTGCCGATCGAACTCTTCATTCATGGCCAGCGCTTCGGCATGCAGTGCGTTCATGGCTTCTTCTGCCTTAATGCGTTCCTGCTCGGCTTCCCATTCAGTCAGCGGCTTACGTGTCGCATCGCGCAGTTCGTCACATGCGTCAACGAACCGCTTAATTTCCGCCTCAGCAGGACGCACAGCCTCTTTAAGGCGCTTCAGGTACTCGCGCCCCGGCTTCTCGATTGCCGTCTTGCTGCGTGATACCTGCGCCGCGAGAGAAGCGACACGGTCACGACCTTTCTTGGTGGTCAGGTCCGGAACCTCGTTCACGGCCTGGCGAATCTGCTCCAGGTAAGCGTCAAGACCGCCAGCCCGGTACAGGGTCGGCGCCTGTTCTGGTTTTATTTCAATGACGGTTAAATCCATTATTTCGCTCATGGTTTCCCCTGAAATTTGGTTGTGAAACGCCCGGCACCGTATTGGCTGCCTGATAGCTCAGTTAAATTCTTCGTTTCGATTACCGGCTGAGACCTTGTCCCAACCCGTTCAGATAAACTTCAACCAGCAAGTCGGTTGTGTAAGTCCGCTCAATCCCGCGATGCAGGTACAGGCGGCCGCGTTTATTTGCTGATGCTGTCCAGGTGCTTTCCCGATGCTTAACGAGCATCCCTGGCAGAACGGCGCCGCGGTTAACGGTCTGTGTCCCGTAATGATGACTAACCATTGAACACCCCCGTAACGTGCAGAATTTTGATAATCAACGCTGTCCAGATAACGCCGCAGATCAGCAGGCAGTAAATCAGTGAACGAATGCCTTGTTTGCTCATTTGCCACCCCAGCACGGATAGCTAACTGCGATAACAGCAACCAAAAACGGAACGACCTTTAACCAAAAATTACGCCATGCAGGCTTGTCTTCTTCGCGGATCATCTCTTCACCTTTGCCTTATCGCGGCTAACGGAGCGTTGTTACCTATTACCGGCGCCAACGTTGTTGTTTGGATGAGTTAATTTAAAACCATAGTTGTTTTGTAGTCAACAACAATAGTTGTTTAAATGGCTGGAATGGTTTTATTTGGTTGTTTTTATTGGTTATTTATTTTTGTAAAGCGTGCTGGTAAGCTCAAAAAAACGCCAAAGAGGGTAGCGCCATGTCGAATGAGGATGAGTTTTTCGCAGAGATGCACCCGCAGATTGCGCAGGTTATCGGGATAGCGGTTATGCAGCTGCTGGTTGAGAAGCGCGAGCCATCAAGAAGGCGCTGATAGAGATGATTCAGGTGCTGTGGCAGGGTGACCAGGTAGATCTGGCAGTAGAGCTGGTACTGGATGTGCTGATGCTGAGGGAAGAGTAGGGGCAATAAAAAACCCGGCGCGGTGGCCGGGCTGGGTTAGGCTACTAGCGATTCAATCCAAGTTTCTCTGCTGTGGAAAGGAAGCACTAAAGCCGTGTCATTGAAAAGCAATGATAACTGCTGTAACTCAGGAGTTAACCCATCACTATCAATAATCACAAATCTGTTACTGATTTCTGGAACAGCCTGACTCAAATCTACTATCTTACCCACGGTTGAGTGCGCAGTATTCCAGCCTTTACTGCTAGATAAACTTACTGTAAATCCACGCTTTGGAGCTACAAGTGGAGACTCGTTTTTTAAGGTTATTGGAACGGTGATGTTATGTCCACTAATGCCCCGAACCTTCTCTTTTAGGGCCAACCTTGTGCCAAGCCCTACGGATTTAAGATAACTAATCACGCATTTTTCAAACTTATCATCTTTAACTTCCGCATACCAATCTGCGGTTTGAGCGGATGCAAGCAGTCCACCTCTTATGACGCTAGCCGTAACCTGCCCAACAGAAATCTCATCGGCCCAAGCGGATATCTCGCCAGAATCATTCAACGTGATCCCCTGTGATGCGAGCGATGACCTTATCAAATCAATTTTCTTTTTTGTCAGGTGGATACCCCTAGCCTCAATGTTCATCAACGTGTCGCAGTAATCAGTTATCCTGTACTGTCCACTCATTTCCTGAACAAAGACGCTAATGTGCTCGCTATCGTCATAGTAAGTGAATGGGCTTACAACGCGCAGCAACGTGTCGCTCATTGGGTGACATTCAAACCCGAGCTTAGATATTACTGTTGAACACGTTACATTTCCCATGATAGCTGACCTGATTTATCTTGATTTGGTAAAGGCGGTTTGCCTTCATAAGTGATATTAAGCGTCCGACAAAAATAATTCCAGTAGCCCAAAAAGTCATCCGGGTTGATGTCGGTATCGAGTTTTAGTGCTATCTCCTCACCAGCCGCTTCGAAGTACATGTGGTAGTGCGGGCCGCGAGCAACCTCAACAAAGTCAGGATGATTAATTATAGATCGATTGCGGTGAGGCTTATTGTCCGCTGGGTATGGGTCGAGCGCATATATTCGCTTATCATGAAAAAACATAACAAAAGAAAGCTTAACGATATCAACGCCTTCAACGATAGGCGAACGCCAATGCAGCATGAATCTTACGCCTGTTATTGGGTTGCCTTTATCATCAAAGGCCTTGAGATCCAACTTAAACCAGATCGGAGTGCGGCCTTCGCTCCCATTCCAAGTAACGCCGTTAAAGGTTACTTTTTTAGGTCGAGAAATGGCCTGATCAACCTCTTTCTGAGTAGGCTTAAAGTCACCTTTTTTAGCCACTGATAGATGTCATCCTGAATATTATTGTCATGTGAGCGATTACAGAGGCTCAATCTCTAATCACCAGCAATGTGCCGACTATAGAAGCTTACTAAAACTAGCCTCAGTTTCGTCTCTACCAAAACTTCTCATCAGGCCAATGCCTTGGTTCACTCAAAGTCATCCCGCTCATCCTTCCGCTTGAAGAAGATCTTATCCAGCCTGAGCACTATCCCCACCAGTCCGATAATCAGCAAAGTAATGAGTATTGGGATAATCAGATCAGACATGCTTCCTCTGCGTGCTAAGGCTTTACCCATGCTTCCTGTACGTCTGCGGCATGCTGCCGATCACCTTGCCGAACACGAACACCCGATTCATCTCGTCTTTTTCGATCGGGTCCCAGGCTGCATAGCTCTTGTTATCTGAGATAACCAGTAGCTTGTCCTTCATCTTCTGCAGGCGCTTGACGTGAGCAGTGTCGTCGTACAGGAAGGCGTATATCCCGTCGCCGTCGAAGCTCTTAACGCTGATGTCGACGAACAGCAGATCACCCGGCTCAATCGTCCCAGACATGCTGTCGCCCCGGACGTTGATGATCCGGATGTTCTCAGCCTTGCGCCCATCGAACATGTGGCGCGCTTCCGCTGGCGCATATTCAACGGAGTGGAGAATCTCCACGAACTCCTGATTCACAATGCCCGGGCCGGCACTGACGGCCAGATCCAAAATGTCGACCCTGAACACATCATGATTTATGTGTGAAGGCTTCTTGTCATCTTCACCATCAGCCCTCATGGCGCCAGTTCCCGAAGAAAGCCACTCAGGTCTCACCCTTAAAGCCTTGGCTATATCGAGCAATTTTGTGGTCTGAGCAGCCCTTCCAGTTTCAATCTTCTGGATCGCAGCCTGACTAACTCCAACAGCATCTCCCAGAGTCTTCTGGGTCATGCTGGCAGCCTTTCTGGCTTCTCTTAATCGTTCTGCAAGTGTCGTTTTCATCTTCTCAATTTACAACCATGGTTTTATAGCGGCAAACGAAAATGGTTGTTGACTAAATACAACTAAGGTTTTATTCTTTGTTTGTATTTACTACGGAGGTTGTCATGAACCCAACCATTAAAACCGCAATTAATATTGTCGGCTCTCAGAAAAAGCTTGGTGAAGCCTGCGATGTTTCTCAGCAGGCGGTTTACAAGTGGCTCCACAACAAGGCAAAGGTTTCGCCTGAACATGTAAACAGCATCGTAAATGCTACTAATGGGGAGGTTCAGGCGCATCAAATTAGACCAGACCTTCCAAAACTATTCCCTTCTCCGAAGGGCGTTCCGGCCGCCTAACCAGCGGCCTCCCAATCAACACCAGAGGAAGTATCACAGATGGAGAATGCAATAGCCCGAAAGTTAGAGCCGCCAATCCTCAACCCAATTGAGATTGAAGGCATTTTGTTAAACCGGCTTTTGTCCATTGGCCAAAAGGTTTTTGCGGAAATGCGAGGGGTTAGCGAGTCGACAATCAGTCGCCGCAAGAGCGAGGGGTATTACGCAGAAATGGCGAAGGAAATATCAGCGCTGGGTTTGCAGGTTGTTCCGCCGGAGGCGGTGGTAGTTTCCCGCCACTACCTGCAGTCAGTAGAAACGCTGGCAGATATCGGTTTGCGTGCGGAGCGGTGCCGCCCTGGCCCGTTAGGGTGGGACTGATGAAGTGCGTAAAAGGCGAAAGCCGCAGTGCGCTAACACTAACGGCTTTCAGGTGCAAAAACGAAGAGGTAATTGCGAGGTAATTATGCCTGGTAAATCTGTAAGAGTAAACAATCCGGAGGTAGCACGTGAGCATGTCACTTATGGCGAAAGCAATGGGGGTCAAAGTGGGAAACTCACTGCGTAAGCTCGTTCTTATCAAGCTGGCCGACAACGCCAACGACAAGGGCGAATGCTGGCCTTCGTATCAACACATTGCCGATCAGTGCGAATGCAGCAAATCCGCTGTTCGCAACCATATTGATGCGCTTGAGGATATGGGGCTAATCAAGCGTGAAAATCGCGTTGGGGTCAACAACGGGAAGGGTAATACATCCAACGTGTATTATCTGAACCTTGATGTCACCCCTATGCCACCAAAAAGCACAGGGGTATGCCATGAAATAGCACCCCCTATGCCATCTGATGGCACACCCCCTATGCCACCAGATGGCACCAGAACCAGTCACTCTTTTGAACCAGTCACTGAACCAGACTCTCTCTCTGCGCGAGGGCAGTTTATCAGCGAGGCCGCAAAGCGACGGATCGGGATTTCACCCAGCGGGGAAATACCTTTCCCTCCTGCTTTCAAGCCATCGGCAGATCACATTGCGATTGCCTCGGAGAAAGGGATCAACATTGAAACCGAGTTGCTGAACTTTCGTGATTATCACCAGGCCCGCGGCACAAAGCTGATCGACTGGAACTCGGCATTCCGGGTGTGGCTCAGGAACGCGAGAGTTAATCCGCTTTCCCGGAGCCAGAGAAGCGAACCTGATTCCCCACACTGGAACAGCCCTGAAGGCTGGAAGGACTTCATATGACCGCTCAGCTTATGACCGCGATCAGCAATCGCGATGGTGATGCGCTGGCCAGAATGGCCGCAGGTAGTACGGAGCCGCAGAGGCTTCTCGATTTCGAAGCTGAAAGGCTGGTTGACTCCCTGTTCCGTCAGCTGAAGCAGATCTTCCCGGCGTCAACGCAGACCAATCTGCGCACCGACGCCGAAGAGAAGACAGCGAAGCGCCAGTGGATTGCGGCTTTTGCCGAAAACGGGATCCGCACCCGCGAACAGCTATCCGCCGGCGTGCGCCATGCGAGAGCCAGTGAGTCGCCGTTCTGGCCATCGCCGGGCCAGTTCATCAAGTGGTGCAAGGACAGCGGCACCGTGCTCGGCGTGACTCTTGTCGACGTGATGAACGAGTTCCACCGCTACAGCCGTGAAAAAGGGCTGCATACCGGCGGTGCTGAGCGCTTCCCATGGTCTCACCCTGTCATGTACTGGGTTGTTACCGATACCCGGCGAGCAATGTACCAGCGCCAGCTCAGCGAGGCAGAAACCGAGAAATATGCCGCTAAAAAGCTGGAAGACTGGGCGCTGAAAGTCGCCGCCGGAGAACAAATACCGTCGCCGGTACTGGCTCTGGAGAACAGCCAGGAAGCCATTCCGACAAACCATGTCAGCCGGCAGCAGGGGTTTCACCCTGAAGGAAAAAGCTTCGGATGCATGCCAAACGCGGCATCGCTCGGAGCGTTAACTCCGGCTCAGTGGCTGCGGGATGAATACCTGCGCGGGAAAGAGAGAGGGCTTATCTGATGAAAAAGAACTCGGGCAAACAAGCCGTAATCAATTACGTCGGCCAGCATCCTGGCTGCAGCTTTCAGGATATCCGCCGCGGTACCGGGCTTGACTCTTCAGTGGTCAATTCCTCCCTGTGGTAGATGCACCGTGACGGACAGGTTAAGCGTGAGGGTGAGTGCAGGAGCTACCGATACACCCTGATTGACACAACAGCCGTAACCGAAAGTGATCCGTCTGTTCAGTATCGCCAGCGTCCTGGCGGCGTAAACCCAATGACCAACCTGTTTAACCAGTGCCTGGCGGGAGTAAGAAAATGAACATCGAAACAGTAAACGAGCTCATCGCCTCCCTGGAGAGCGCAGGCGAGCTGTCGATCAGAGAGCAGAAGTTTTTGAAGCTGGCTAAAGCTTACCAGCAGCTGGCTGCGGAGAATGTGGCGCTGAAGAATGTATTTAGCCAGAAGGAAATCCCATCCGAAGCAGTCGATGCATTCATGGAAACCGCAGTAATGGATCATGACTGGAATGAAACCTCCGAGTGGTCATGGGTTGAAAACGAAACAGAGGTTATCCACGCCGTTCTTGACGCACTTAAGCCTGAAACCCCCGCCACCGATCGCATCGTAGCCGAAGCCGAGGCGCGCGGAGTTGAGAAGGCCATCGCTCACCTGGAGAAGAAGTTCAGCAATATCGGCGTGCAGATCATGAATTTGCAGTGGCTGGCAGACTCGCTGCGCGAGGGGGCCGGGAAATGAGCATCGCCACTTATCTCAATACCGGTTTAGCCCTTCTGGGGTGGGTATACATCATGGTTAAAACAGGCCAGTGGATTACCAAAAATGCTCTGAGGCAGTGGGACAAGCGTCGTAAGGAGTCTCGCCGCCAGAAAGCTGTGAATGAGTTTTATGACGCCTTTGAGCTTAACAGCCTGGAGCCTGGCTCTACCGTTCGCCTGGCCACTAAAGGCGACCTGACAATCATGATGTTCCGCAGCGAGGGGGCGACAAATGATAACCAGGACTACTAACTATGACGATGTTCCTGATGTTCTCTGCGCCTTTTGCGGCGGTTATTACAAAGCCGACGATCCGGAAAGTCACGAATGTGAGGATGCAGCATGACTGATATCACCGAACTGGCGCAGATGAAGGGGCAGAAAGTTGAAGGGGCTTACTACCTGGCTGAATGTACCGACTGCGGAAAAATGTACCCGAGCAACAATCTGAATGGCGGAGAGCCTCTTTTCTCCGGTGATTATGGCGAATGCTACTGCCCGCACTGCAGCGCTGATGATGCTGCTATTGGCGATTGTGGCGATACAGCAGCAACTGCGTGGAACTATCAGCAAGGCCGCATTGATGCGCTGGTAGAGGCGCTGGAGAAGGCGCAGCAGGTAGACGAGGAACTTTGCAAGCTCCTGCCGCCAGGCGCTGAGTACATGGACCCACCAGACGGCGGTGATGTCACGCCGCTTGAAGGAGTGCGTCGAATGGTGGCTGATTACCGGCAGCGCATCGCCGAACTTGAAGCGCAAAACGAATATATCCGTAAGCGCTATCAACAACTGGATCTGCTGATCGGCAAAAATATCTTGGCTATGCAGGCTGCAATCATCGAATGGCAGGCCACTGGCGATGCTAAAAACGGGCTGGCTTGGATTTATAACACGCTCTTTGGGCCTGGAGAATTGCCTGATGAAGCGGAGAAAGACGCACAGGCATATTTCGACCGCAAATATGCTCCGCTCGATGAAGAGCTTATGGCTCTTCACAAGTGGTTTTGGGAACAAAGCGAGGCTGAACGAGCCGCCGCTGGCATCAAGGTGGAGGCTGAGTAGATGGCACTGACACACGATGAGCTTTGCCAGATAGCCTGCCGCTTTCTGCAAAACAACGGTTTCAAGGTGGCGTTTCACGACCGCTTTATCGCAGCCGTTGCCACAGGTGAGCAGCCGGACGCGATCGGCTTCCGTAACCTGGCCTCCTGTTTGATTGAAGTTAAGTGTTCCCGCGCAGACTTTTTGGCGGACAAGAAAAAGCCATTCAGAAGAATGCCGAACCAGGGCATGGGCGACTGGCGCTTTTTTATGGCTGAGCCTGGTTTCATTGACGTTGCCGACCTGCCGCCGGGCTGGGGGCTCCTGCACGTCAGGAACGGGCGCGTATACAAAGTCCACGGCTGGCCGGGTAACTCGCTGTGGTGCTCTCGGGGGCACAAGCCGTTTAAGGCCAATAAGCAGGCCGAATGCGATTACATGTACAGCGCCCTGCGCAGGATGGACCTGCGCGGACACCTCAAAGAGGTTTATGACGGCGTGATCGTTAACAAATCAGAAGGAAGCGCGGCATGAGCATATTGACCAAAGAAGGAATTCAGAAAATTTTGAATGATGATTGGCTCTTAATGGATGACTGCGAAGGACTTGAAAATTGCACCGTGATTAAAGAGTTGGCCCGCATGGCGCTGGCCGCAATGGACAGCGAGCCGGTGGCGTGGGAGAACGGGTGCGATAAGGCAGTGCCCGCCGCACTCAGGTACCTGGCTGAAAACCCGCGGCCAATAGGCGGGGAATCGTCGTTTAATACAGCGCATCTTTATCAGCTTGCTCGCGAAATAGAGAGTATGTCGAAAGTGTCATTCTATCGCCACGCGCAGCAGCCGGTAGTTGATGCCGACGATAATTTCTATTCGTGGTTTGGGAGGGAATGGGCTGAGAATTATCAGTACAACCAATACACCACAGCAGCTAAGCAAATGCTGGGTGTGATGGCTGAATCTGCGTGGATAGCAGCAACTGAAAGGCAACGGCAAAAGCAAAGCGTTTCTGTCCCTGATGTGAAAATCTACGAAGACGTGCCTTATGGAGTTGGACGCTTCAAAACTCATCGGGATTGCTATTGCGATGGCTGGAACGCCTGCCGCGCCGCCATGCTCAACCATCCATCAAGCATTCAGCCCAACACTGACGCAGCAACCGGTACTGAAATCAAACACCCATCAAGCAACTCTCCGGTAATTCCAGAGGGGTACGTGATGGTGCCGAAGGAGCCGACACCAGAAATGCTGGAAGTTATAAACGAAGCCATAAAATCTATGCGTGGTTCAGCGGCAACGTATGCAAGGGTACTCGCAGCCGCCCCGCAGGAGGTGAAGTGATGGCGTACATCTTCCTGATTTTCGTCATCAGCAGCAATACATCGAATATGCAGGTGGTTCCCATGCAGAGTATGGAGCAGTGCAAAGCAGCCATTAAGGCGATGAAAGTTGCAGATGATAAGAGGTCCTGGGACGATGTTTCGCCAAGCGTAGATAATATTCAATGCGTAGAGGTGAAAGGTGCCTAAATCCCCCAGCATAACGCAAAGCCTCCAGTTGAAATCAAACCCCTCTCCTGAGGGGTTTTATCGTATATGCTCATTTTGCTTTTATCCCCGGGAAGGGCGATAATTACCGCGTCAGCCTGAGCAACTGACACCTGTTATCCGGCGCCAAGTGGGGACACATGGCGCACAAAACCTTCAAGCAATACCTGTCACCGATGGCGAAAGCCACCGGCGATTTTCTGCATTCAGCGTTTAGCCTCTGCGGAGGTGAAGCGTGAAGCAACAATTCTGCCTTATCAACGACAACGTTAAGCGTAACGTCGTCAACTTCATCCAGTCTCTGCCTGTAGACCACCGATCGCCGCTGATTATCGAGGCGCGCGAAGAAAGCCGCACCGACAAACAGAATCGTCTCATGTGGCCACTTTTGAAAGACCTGAGCGATCAGGTGATCTGGCACGGCGAAAAGCTGGAGCCTGCGGAGTGGAAAGACCTCATCACCGTACTGGTCAGCCAGATGCAAAACCCAGAGTGTGAGCAGAAATCAGCCCCGGGCATCAACGGCGGCCGTGTCTACTTCGGCGTTCGTACCTCTCAATCCAGCAAGCGCTACATGGTCGAGGTGATCGAGGCGATCTACTGGTTCGGCACCGAGCACAATGTGAAGTTCAGCGAGAAGTCCAGCAGTCGGATTGCATGGGCCCATGAGTGGAGGGCTTCGCATGCACAGTCTGCTCGCTAAGGTCATGGAGCGCGGCATCTTCCGTGTACCGGCGCGCCGCAAGCGCAAAGTTGAAGTTAAGCCTTCCGATATCCCCACCTTTCACTATACGGCTCACCTGGCAGATGTCCGCTGGCTGCGCCGCGCTGCCAGAAGGAAAATTGCATGAGCATTTATCAACGCATTAACGGCGCTGACTGGCGCAATATCTGGGTTGTTGGCGACCTGCACGGCTGCTACACCAACCTGATGAACCGGCTGGACGCTGTCGGGTTCGACCCAGCACAGGATCTGCTGGTTTCGGTTGGCGACCTTATCGACCGCGGCACCGAGAACGTCGAATGCCTCGACCTTATTAATCAGCCATGGTTCCTCGCGGTGCGCGGCAACCATGAGCAGATGATGCTGGATGGAGTCGAGGATTACACACTGGAACGGCACTGGCGAGCTAACGGCGGCTCCTGGTATTTCTTTCTCGATGATGATGCCGGGCGCTATGTCAGGAACAACCTGCTACAACGCGTGGCTGATTTGCCGCTGATTATCGAACTGGTGACCGGCGACCGGAAGGTTATCATCTGCCACGCTGACTACCCACGCGACGAATATGAGTTCGATAAACCTGTACCGGAAGAGATGGTCATCTGGAATCGCGATCGCATCAGCGACTCTCACGATGGCCTGGCGAAAGAAATCACTGGTGCTGACCTGTTTATCTTCGGACACACTCCAGCGCGCGAACCCGTCAAATACGCCAACCAGATGTATATCGATACCGGTGCCGTGTTCTGCGGCAACCTGACCTTGGTGCAGATCCAGGGTGGTGATCATGCTTAAACGTACTCAGCGCCGGTGCAAAATCTGCAGGGCCAAATTCACCCCAGCATTCGAAAACCATCGTTGGTGCTGCCCTGAGCATGGCGCTGCATTTGCCATGCAGGAACTGGAGAAGAAGCGCGAAAAGCAGGCCCAGGCGAAAGAGAAGAAAGAGCGCGCAGCCTGGCGCAAGCGCAAAGCCGCGGTGAAACCTCTCCGGCACTGGGAAGACATGACCCAGCGCGTCGTTAACGACTATATCCGCGAGCGTGACCACGATCTGCCGTGCATCAGCTGCGGAACGTTCGAAACGGTTCAGTGGGAGGCCGGTCATTACCGCTCCCGCGGTAAAGCATCGCACCTGCGCTACAACGAGGACAACATTCACAAGCAGTGTCATCACTGCAACGTGCAAATGTCAGGTAACCAGCAGCAATACCGCATCGGCCTGGTTGAGAAAATCGGCGCTGAGCGCGTCGAGGCCCTCGAAAACAACAACACCCCTCACCGATACACCATCGAAGAACTGGAAGGCATCAGGCGCCATTACAGCGCGCTACGCCGTGCGCTCATAAAACAACGGGAGGCCGCATGAGCCGTGACGTTATCGAACGCATCCGCGACCGCTGGCAAAAGCTCCGCCTCTTGCGTAGCCGCGGCACCGTACTGGTTGACTACCGCATCCTCAAGAATTTCGTTCGCATCTATCAGACCCTGGGAGAGACAGCATGAAACTGGAATTAACCAACGAACAGCACCAGTGGATAGATCAGTGGCTCCAGCTTTGGGGCGCATGGTGCCAGACAGGAAAGATAGACAAGGCGATGATAAATATGATTGCCAAGTTCATGGCCACAGTTGAGCCGCAAGTATCCTCAAGGCCTGTATGCAGCGATGATGATGGGATGCTGATTGACGCTGTAATCCGGCATTACCTGAAAAATGTAGATGAGAATGCATGGAAGGTAATTTTTGCCTATTACGTCTGCAACTCAAGTGAGATAAGGATCGCCTCATGGCAGCATGCAGTGAGCAAGCCTCGCCTGATGAAGACCCGCGCCGGAAACCAGTATAAGCACCCGAGCATTTCAACCATCCGCCGGGAAGTTAAACAGGTTATCAATGCTTCGTTGTTTTGCCTTTATCAGCCATTACAAAATGCATTCAACGATCGAGAAAATGTGAGGAAAATTGCAAAAAATAGTCATATCGTGCTTGCATTTTAATGAACAAATGAGCAATATATTTAGTGTAGGTTGCCGTATTTGCGTTCGACCTATCAGAACACCAAGCCTCGCCATCGTGCGGGGCTTTTTGCTTTCTGCAATCCGGTCAGGGCTCTTGAGTGAATGCGTGCCGCACTACACGTTGAAGCTCATACGCGAGAGCTCTGAGCCAGATTGCTGATTTAGCTCAGCAGGTAGAGCGCCTGCCTTGTAAGCAGGATGCCGGCGGTTCGATTCCGTCAATCAGCACCAGAATGGTAGCGGGGCCTGCGTCAGAAGCGAATCCCGTTCACGATGCGAAACTTACATGTCCCAGATGAGCGCAAAGTGAATCCAAATCAGGGCCACAATTTGAATCTGCGCAAACTACGGTTGAGCGCTCCGTATCAGTAAGCGGAACATAACAGGCAAGAGCATTGGACATTTGAGGGCTGTTCCACCCATCTGATGTCGAGCCAAACCAGTGCTCTTTCCGTTGTGGTGTAACTCAATTCCCGCTTGCGGGTTGAATGGGTAGAGTAACGCATCAACTGGATCACTCCAGCGGGTTAGGCATGATGCTGATGCCGGTCCCGAGTATCGGTTCGAGTCCGATCTCCACACGCAAAACCCAGCCAGGGTATTTTCGGTCATTACCGACATTGCTTTTACCCTCATGCTTATTGCCCGCTTAACCGCGGGCTTTTTTATTATCAGGTCCCGCAGGAATCATCATCGACACGCTTCGTTGTTAAATCCAGCCTGACGGGCCTGACTCTTTTCAAACACACAGCTTCCCGATCTTTCATCGGAGGCGGTAACTATGGCTAAGCGTATGCAAGACAAAGAGAGCATTGCCGGGATGTCCTGGCTGGTTCTGCTGATCATTGCTTGCTGGGGTGGACTTGTCCGCTACCTGATAGATGTGAAGCAGAGCAAGGCAACATGGAGCTTGATCAATGCTCTTGCCCAAATGGTGGTTTCAGGGTTTACCGGCGTTATTGCTGGCCTGGTGAGCATTGAAAGCGGACTGAGCATTTACATGATACTGGCCACTTCCGGAATTAGTGGGGCAATGGGTTCTGTTGCTTTGACCTATTTCTGGGAGCGCATTACCGGAGTCAAGGCGCCATGACAGCAGATCAGATTATCGAGGGCATCCTCGGTAAAGAAGGGGGTTACGTAAATAACCCGAATGATAAAGGCGGCCCAACGCGCTGGGGTATCACGCAGACTACCGCCCGCGCATATGGTTACGCAGGTGATATGAAGGTGTTACCACGGGAAACCGCCAAAGCCATTTACCTGTCGCAATACTGGACAGAACCGAAGTTTGACCGCATCGCCGAGTTGTCGCCAGCCATTGCGCAGGAGTTATGTGATACCGGCGTGAACATGGGTCCACGTGTCGCCAGTACATTCCTGCAGCGCTGGTTAACGGCGTTGAATATGCAGGGCAAGCTATATCCGGATCTGAAGACGGACGGCGCGATCGGCAATCTCACCATCGCCGCCCTGAAAAGTTATCTCGCCGTTCGTGGCAAAGATGGCGAAGCCACGCTGCTAAAGGCGCTGAATTGCAGCCAGGGGGCTCGCTATCTTGAGCTTGCTGAAGCTCGGGCGGCAAATGAAGATTTTCTCTATGGTTGGATAAAGGAAAGGGTGGAACTATGAACTATCTCATTAATCGACTGAAGGAGCCGTCCACCTGGCGCGGCATCATTCTTGTTGTTGCTGGCGTATTCGGCTATCAGATGCCTCCGGGCATTCAGGAAACGGTCATTGCTGGCGGCGTAGCACTGGCTGGTGTTGTGGGGGCAGTAATGCCGGACAGCGTTAAGAAGTAAACAGTCCAGATGCATGCAGGGCTATATCCGCACACAGAGCCTCAGATAAAAAAGCGAGGCCAAGCCTCGCTTAGATTTCTCACCCAACTTTGCGGTAAGGGTAGCCAGCTTTTTTGATGTGGGCATCAAAATACTGGCCTTTTGACGACGCATTCATTAGTGCTGTGTATACGGTAGATGGAACCCGAGAGTATTGATAAATGCCACCGCTATGGAATGCAATTTCCAGTGTTGAAGTGGCGTGGTCGTAACCAACTGAATGGAGATTTGAAGATGAAACAGGTTGACGATTCAAAACGGTTTCCTCGTTTGAGTGGGAAGAGTCCCGAGGAAATCGTAGAACTATTCAAAAGCTACAACTTTGTCGACGATCATGGTCATCTACTGCATACGTGCCAGGACTTCAAAGATTTGGTTGAGCTGGCTAGCGAGGCCTGATCGGGCATTACAGAGCCACTTCAAGAGGTGGCTCGATAATGTCAAGGCGAGGACAAAATTATGGCAACACCGGACTGGGAGGCCATCGAATCGGCATACCGGGCCGGAGTCCTTAGTCTCCGTGATATAGGCGATAAATACGGCGTTACTGAAGGGGCTATCAGGAAGAGGGCTAAAAAGCTTGGCTGGGTACGCAATAGCGGTACGCAGGTACGCAAAAATGGTACGCAAAGTGGTACGCAAAAAAGCAAGGCGCGTACCAGCGGAAAGCCTGCCAGCGCTAGCCGTACACAAAAAAGTACGCAACCAAAAGCTGAACCTCCACCAGATACGAAACCGATTCGCGGATCGCGTACCGAGCCTCCATCCAACCCATTCAAGCCCGGTAACCAGCAAGCATTAAAGCACGGCGGTTATGCCCGCCGCCTTCTACTCAAAGATGAGGTTATAGAAGACGCGAAAGCGTTGACGCTCGAAGACGAATTATTTCGCCTTCGGGCTAACAACCTTGTCGCCGCAGAGAATATTGGCCGATGGCTGACCAAGCTGGAAGATGCTGAAGGGGACCAGGAAAGAAAGGTGTTGATGGAAAATATCAGCGCCGCCGAGAAGGCGATGATGCGCAATACCGTTCGTATTGAGTCCATCGTCGGCACGCTTGCGACGGTAGGCAAAATATTTGCTGATACAGACTATCGCAAGGCTGCTACTGATAAGGTATCGCTGGAGGCCGATCGTCTTCGCCGTGATGCAGGTATTGATGATGGCAACGGAGAGCGTGACCTCAATGACTTCTACTCTGACATCCAAACCGACGCTGAATCCGGTTCTGCGTAGCTTCTGGACGACGCAGGCGCGTAACAAAGTGCTTTATGGTGGACGGTCATCGTCAAAATCATGGGATGCCGCTGGCATTGCCATATTTCTGTCGAATAAATACAGCCTTCGCTTTTGTTGCGCGCGTCAGATCCAGAATAAAATTGAAGAGTCGGTGTATACCCTGCTCAAGATTCAGATTGACCGCTTTGGCCTACGGCATCGTTTCCGCATTCTGAACAACAAAATCATTAACCGGGTTACCGGTTCTGAATTTGTGTTTTATGGGCTCTGGCGCAACATCGAAGAGATTAAATCTCTGGAGGGTATCAGCGTTCTGTGGCTTGAAGAGGCCCACGCGCTGACGGAGTACCAGTGGAAGATACTGGAGCCTACCATCCGTAAAGAGGGCTCAGAATGTTGGTTCATCTTTAACCCTGGGCTGGTCACTGATTTCGTATGGCGTAACTTTGTGGTCGACCCTCCCGAAGATACGCTGATACGCAAAATCAACTACGATGAAAACCCGTTCCTGTCTGACACAATGCTGAAGGTCATCGAGGCCGCCAAGCGGCGCGATCCGGATGGATTTAAGCACGTCTACGAAGGTGTGCCAGAGTCTGATGATGATGCGGCTATTATCAAGCTGTCATGGATAGAGGCGGCAGTAGATGCGCATAAGGTTCTTAACTTCGAGCCAAGCGGGCGTAAGCGCATTGGTTTCGACGTTGCCGATAGCGGCGCCGATAAGTGCGCTAACGTCTATCGCTACGGCTCTGTCGTTTACTGGGCGGATGAATGGAAGGCGAAAGAAGACGAATTGCTTAAGAGCTGCCAGCGTACTTATCAGGCGGCTCTGGGGCGTGATGCTGATATCGTTTACGACTCGATAGGGGTGGGCGCTTCCGCTGGTGCCAAATTCTCAGAAATTAATGAGGATCGTAAACGCGAAAACATGAACGCTTCACGCATTAACTACCAGAGATTCAATGCTGGTGCTGGCGTGAACGAGCCGGACAATGAATACATTGGCATCCCGAATAAAGACTTTTTCGCAAACCTCAAAGCGCAAGCCTGGTGGTTGGTAGCGGATCGTTTCCGTAATACCTTCAACGCGGTTAAGAACGGTGAGCAGTACCCGGTAGATGAGCTGATAAGCATCGACTCATCCTGCCCGCTGCTGGAAAAGCTCAAGCTGGAACTTACCACCCCACACCGCGATTTTGACAAAAACGGGCGTGTGATGGTGGAAAGCAAAAAAGACCTCGCCAAGCGTGATGTGCCATCGCCGAACGTGGCCGACGCTTTTATCATGGCGTTCGCTCCTACTGATACGGCAATGGATATCTGGGAAGCGCTGGGAAACAGCTAAATACCTGGAAATAACCGTTTCACGCAAAATTCACGCTATTCAATTTTCGACCCTGTTTATGCATGTTTTATTCACGCGCTTTTAGCCACTTAACCCCGATAAATAATCCTTTGGCGGACATTTCATCATGGGATGGATCCGGCTGGTGCGGGTAACAGTCATTATGTTAAATCGGGTCGTTTTTTAACAAATTATCCTATCCGCCACGAGTATCGAAATAGCCGGAGAATAGTCACCATGGCGAAGAAAACAGGACGAGTCGCCACGGCGGATTCGTACGATAACTTTGTTGCCCGTGTCGGTATGCAGCAGCCTAACCAGCATGCCGCATCGACCTACAGGGCGAACTATACCAGCCGCAACCGCCTGCTCATCGAGTGGGCTTATCGTTCCTCATGGATTATTGGTGCCGCTGTCGATTCGAAAGCGGACGATATGACCAAAAAGGGCGTGCGGATCACCAGTGAAATTGACCCGAAACGTCGTGGCATTCTGGAATCGCGGTTCGATGAGCTTCAGCTTTGGGATTGCATCAACGAGACGCTGAAATGGTCCCGGCTATATGGCGGGGCGGTGGCGCTGATTCTGATTGAAGGTCAGGCACCTCTGACGCCGCTGGTGCTGGATAAGGTTGGCAAGGGCAGCTTTAAAGGTCTAGCTGTACTTGACCGCTGGATGATTAACCCACAGCTCACCAGGCGCATTAAGGCGCTTGGCCCTAACCTCGGCAAGCCTGAATTCTATGACATCGTGACAACGGCGCAGGGGCTTCCTGCGTGGACTGTTCACCACAGCCGCCTAATTCGTATGGATGGTGTGAAACTGCCTTACCAGCAGAAAATCACCGAGAACGAGTGGGGCATGTCCATAGTTGAGCGTATTTTCGACCGCCTGACATCCTATGACAGTACCAGCGTTGGCGCTGCTCAGTTGGCGTACAAGGCGCACCTGAGAACGGCAAAGATTAAAAAGCTGCGTGAGATTATCGCCATGGGCGGTAAGCCATTCGAAGCGCTGATAAAAAATATGGATATGGTCCGCCAGTTCCAGACGAACGAAGGCATGTCCCTGTTTGATTCGGAGGACGAATTTGAAACCCATTCTTATTCTTTCGCGGGCCTTTCAGACCTGCTTGGCGAGTTTAAAGAGGATATTGCGGGGGCTGTCGGAATCCCGCTTGTTCGTCTGTTCCGTCAGTCGCCGAAGGGGTTCTCAACCGGTGATGCTGACCTTGCGAACTACTACGACGACGTTGGCACGCTTCAGGAGCGAGATTTACGGCCTCACATCCGCTTGCTATTCGATGTACTGCATCGCTCGGAGTTTGGCGAACCGCTGCCGGAAGATTTCACCTTTGAGTTTAATCCCCTGTGGCAGATGAGCGATACCGACCGATCCACGGTAGCGACCAATACAACTACTGCGCTGGCTACTGCTGTGCGTGAGTTGGGTATGTCTCCGGCTGCTGCGCTGACAGACCTTAGAGAGATGTCTGACGTCACTGGCGTAGGCGCATCAATTTCTGATGAGGATATAGCAAATGCGGCGAAAGAGTGGAAGGAGGCTGAATCTGAAACCGAACCTCCGCCGACGATCGGAGCGTCAGTATCACAAAAGCCTGTTGGCGATAGTCGACCAAATAAATCAAATCGTCACGGCCTCTTACGATGGTTCACAGGCAAGCGCTGACAGCATTGCTAACACGCTCGTTGACTACTCCGGGATAATTGACGATTGGGCCGAAATGGTTGGCCGCAAGATGTTCGCTCAGGTAGAAAAAGAAGAGTGGAACCAGTGGCGCTCTGTTTCAGAAGAAATATCCGCTGGTCTGCGTGACGTGATTGGTAACACGCCTGTCGGGATGGTGGCTCAGGATATCGTTTTTCGCCAGATTCAGCTGATGAAGTCACTGCCGATAGAAGCCGCCGATCGGGTTAAGGACATTCAGCAGCGAGCGATACAGGCCGTTATCAACGGTGAGCGACCGGATCAGCTCTATGAGATGATCATGCAGTCCGGCGACGTTGCAGCCAGCAGGGCCAGAATGATATCCCGCACTGAGATTGGGCGTGCTACCGGCGCACTGACTCAGGCGCGAGCGCTGGCCGTTGGTTCTGAAGGTTACTGGTGGCGTATTGAAGGGGCAGGCACCCGGCCATCGCACCGCAAAATGAAAGATAAGTTTGTGCGCTGGGATAACCCGCCAACACTCGACGGAATGACCGGCCACGCAGGATGTTTGCCTAACTGCAAATGCTGGTCGGAAGTTCAGATACCGGAGCCGAGAAAGTGATAAATACGGCTTATCCCCTTCATTCTGACTGAAACCTCATACCCGTTAAATGTTATCAAAATGTTGTGTTCGAAAAGGTTTCATTTCTGGCCAGATAAACGCTGGTTTCAGGGCTTTAGCGGGACATTTTAATCCAGTCCATTTTCGGTGGTGCGGGTAAGAACCATTATGTTAAATAGCCCGGTATTTCGAACAATAATCCCTTTACTGAAGGTCGCCAATGAGCGGCCTTTTTTCTTGCCTGATAACAGCAGGTAACTCATGAAATATTTCTTTAAAACCCGCCTGGGGAATACTCGTTTCCAGCTCGCTGATGGCTCAGTGCTGTTCAAGGATGTGCCGATCGGCCGTACTGGAGAGCAGGAGTACGACAAAACCGAGCGCCCAGAGCTTACCCCTGATGCGCGGGGGAAAATCATCGTACGGCGAACACCTGAAGAGGTTTTCAGTGAGCGCTCAATGGCGTCCTTTGAAGGAATGGCCGTAACGATAGGTCACCCGCGAGATTTCAATGGCGACATTATTTTTGTTGCTCCTGATAACTGGCGACTACTGGCGCACGGACACATTCAGAACGTCAGGCGCGGGGAGGGCGATAAGTCCGATCTGCTGCTGGCAGATGTCATTGTTAAAAGCCCAGAAGGGCTTCAGGCCATTGATGCTGGCGATGACGAGGTTAGCTGTGGATATGACGCTGACTACGAAGAAATCTCACCCGGCCTCGCGATTCAGTCTGCGATAACCGGTAACCATCTGGCCCTTGTCCCAAACGGGCGGGCCGGTTTCCGTTGTAAAATAGGGGATGCTATGCCTAGCACAACTAAAAACTGGTTTACCCGGCTTCTGAAGGCCCGAAAAACCAATGACGCCGCTGAAATGGCGAATCTTGTCGATAACGCGCCGGAAAGCATTACCGGTGATGACGACGTAAGTTCTTCAATTACGCCGGGTGGTGTGGTGATTAATCTCTCACCGCAAAGCCCGTTACCGGGCCCAGCTCTTCCGGGGACTGGTGATGCTGAAGAAGAAATTCCCGCGTGGGGTAAAGCGCTGATCGAGGCGGTCGCTAAACTCGCCCCGGCATCTGCAACAGGTGATGCAGACGACGATGACGAAGAGAAGGACGAAAAGGAAGGGGCTGTTACCGGTGATGCCGCGTATCGTGCCGATCTGATTCAGCCAGGCATTCAGTTACCGTCCACGGCAAAGCCTACCGCGTTCAAGCGTTCAGTTCTGGCAACTGCCGATCAGGCGATGGTGCGCTCTATCGTGGGTGATGCCGATATCAGCAAACTGAAAAAAGCCACCGTTGATATGGCATTCAATGCTGTCTCTGAAGTGGCGAAAAACCGTAATACCGCAGCCAAAACCGCTGACGGCTTCCGCTCCATCAACTCCAACACCACCAAATCCATCGCGGAGATTAACGCTGCCGCGAAGGAACTCTGGGCTAAACGCTAACGAGGCATTCAATGGACAACACTATTCTCTACCGGATGTCTTCGGGCATCGCCGGTGCAATTTCACGTCCGCAGGATCTGACGGTTGAACCTCAGACACTGGACAGCACGAAGGCATTTGCCGCCTACGGACTCGCCGGAAAGTTCTCCGCAGGTAAATTTGTGCCGATTGAGGCGGCTGACACGGCGGCTGTTGTGGTGGGTATCTATGTTCGCCCGTACCCGACAGCCTCGCAGCCTGACAAGGTACGTCAGATCGGTACTGGCTATAACTTCGCGGGCGACTGCATGAAGCGTGGTTATGTGACGGTGAACCTCGGCGCGGATGCCAGCGCAGTGGCGCTTGGTGGTGAGGTTTATATGCGTGTAGCCACTCCATCCGATACCAGTCCTCTGGGTGCCTTCCTCGCTGCTGCTGATGGCGCAAACACCGTTCAGCTCACCAACGCTTATTTCAATGGTCCTGGCGATGCCAACGGCAACATTGAACTGGCCTTTAACATTTAAGGAAATCGCAAATGCCAATGACATTTGACCAGGCAACAGTCGACAGTTCTGGTGCCTTTCTCATTCACGAGCTGGAGCGCCTCGATCAAACGCTGAACCTGCCACTGACTTCCCAGACGTGGAGCCGTGATATTCAGCTGCGTGAAGACGTTTCTATCGCTGACGAAATTAGCTCCTTCACCAACACCACTTTTGCTGCTGCAGGCACACCTAACGCTAACGGTAAAAACTGGATCAGCCCGTTGGCCACTGCGATTGCAGGTGTCAATGTTGATATCGAGAAAAAGGGCTTCCCGCTGGAATTATGGGGCATGGAGCTTGGCTGGACCGTTATCGAACTGAATGCTGCGGCACAGGTCGGGCGTCCTATCGATACCCAGAAGTACGATGGCATGCAGCTGAAGTGGAACATGGATACCGATGAGCAGGTTTATATCGGTGATGCGGCGAAAGGCGCTAAAGGTCTGCTTAATCTGTCTCAGGTAACGCCGACCAACGCGACCAAAACGTGGGCGACCTCCACCGCCGACGAAATCCGCGCCAGCATTAACCAGGTACTGAGCAATGCGTGGGCTCGTTCCGCTTACTCCAAAGTGCCGGAAGATTTGCTGATCCCGCCTGAACAGTATTCGTTTATTGCGAGCACCATCGTTTCCAGCGCCGGTAATCAGTCTCTGCTGACCTATCTGGAGACGAACACCATCGCCTACCACCAGAACGGCAAGCCGCTGAACATTCGTCCGGTTAAATGGATGAAGGGTCGAGGTGTGGGCGGTACTGATCGCATGGTGGCCTACACCAACGATAAGAAGTTTGTTCGCTTCCCGATGGTTCCGCTGCAGAGCGTCCCGATCCAGTATCGCGGCCTGTATCAGCTGGTGACCTACTACGGCAAGCTGGGTGCGGTTGAGCCGGTTTACCCGGAAACCCTGAACTACATGGATGGCATTTAATCCAGATACAGCCCCTTCACAGGGGCTTCTTTCTAAGGAATTCCGATGAAGAGAATCTATGTACTGACCGCGTTCAACTTTAACGACGGTGACAAAATCACGCCATTCGCTGCAGGTTTCCATGACGTTGATGATGCCGTTGCAGAGCATTGGTTTGTAAAAGCGCACTGCTCGCCTGATGGTGAAGCACCGGCAGTGGTTGAAGACCCGCGTATTGCTGAGTACGAAGCGCGTATTGCAGAACTCGAAGCGAAGCTGGCGGAGACTACCACCAATGGCAAGAAATCAAAGTCTACCGACGCCTGAGAAGTTCAGAGCCGCATTCCCACAGTTCGCTGATGAAACAAAGTACCCCACCCCCATGATTCTGGCGAGGCTTGCTCTCGCTGATGCCCTGCTGAGTGAATCGCGGTTTTGTGAGGATATTTTCCCTTACGTCGTCGGGCTATATGTCGCGCACTATCTGTACCTTTACGCCGCTGACATGCGTGGTTTGGCTGTGGGTACTGCTGGTGGCGCAAATAGCGGCGTACAGACTTCAAAATCAGTGGATAAGGTTTCGGTAAGCTATGACGCCAGCGCGACACTGGACCCTAATGCGGGCTTCTGGAACAACTCCCGGTATGGTTCTGAATTCTGGGAATATCTGATGCTGTTTGGTGCAGGAGCAATTCAGCTGGGGACACCGTAATGAAAAGCGGACTCTCGATACGCTCAGACAATTACGCTGATGTTCTGGATGCGCTGAATAAGCTGTCCGGTACTGATGTGCTGGTGGGTATCCCTGCAGGCCCACCGCGTGAAGATTCGCCGCTGAGCAATGCCGAAATTGGCTACCTGCAGTCCACCGGGGCGACCGTGGAGATCGACGGCGAAACCGTAACTCTTCCGCCAAGGCCGTTTCTCGATATGGGTATAGAAGATTCACGGGACAAAACCACAGAGCGGTTAAAGCTTGCGGCTCAGTCAGCCCTTGAGGGTAACGCAGCAATGGCAGAGCAGCACCTTGAAGCCGCTGGACAGATTGCCCGTGATGCGGCAAAGGCGGTTATCGGTGACGGTGATCGACTAGAGCCTTTATCCGAAAAGGCGCTTAAGCGACGTCGTGCTGCTGGTTTGAGAGGTATTAAGCCGCTGTATGCTCATGGCTTCCTGTTGCGTGCGATTCAATACGTCGTAAGGAAAAAATAATGCCTTTACTCGATGTGACAGAGGTTCTTCTGGACCCGGATTTTGTCGATCTGACGCTAGTATGTCACCGGCAGGTGCAGACGGTTGACGAAGATAATTTCCCGGTCAATACGCCGCAGGGTATCCCGTTCTCCGGGGTGGTGACCGTCGACCGTTCTCTCGAAGCAAAGCGCATGGCTGCCGGACAGAACATCAACGGCGCAATCCTCATCGTGACGCAGTTCAGACTGACGCAGGGCCAGCCCGGCTTTGATGCCGATATCGTGACTTATCGCGGGCGTGAGTATCGTGTGACGTTTGTCGATCCGTATACGGCGTATGGTGCCGGGTTCGTCCAGGCGCATTGCGAGCTACTGGAATTCGACGGAGGAACGCCAATTGAGTGATGACAGCACGTCGGCTGGCTATCTGGCTCCTGTCGGTGATTCACCACCCTACGATACGGATTTGGAGCGGTTAATCAGTCGCTGGATACGGGGTGTGGCCGGGCTGGATGCCACGCTGGTTTACCCACGCTGGACCGACCCACAAAAGCAGATACCTAAAAACGGTACCACCTGGTGCGCATTCGGCATTGCCGGTATTCAGGAAGACTTTAACCCCGCATATGTGCAGGGCGAAAAGAACACCGCTCAGTGGTCGCATGAGACTATCAGCCTGATTCTGTGTTTCTACGGTCCTCAGGGACTGGCAACGGCCACGCGCTTTCGTGACGGGCTGCTGGTGGCGCAAAACAACGAAGAACTTAACCGCTCCGGGCTGACGTTTATGCAGCAGGGGCGGATTCTCAACCTTCCCGAACTCATCAATAACCAGTGGGTACGTCGCTACGATATCAGCGTTGACCTGCGTCGAAAAATTACCCGCCAGTACGGCATTCAATCGCTGGTCGATGCGCCAGTTCAATTCTTTGGAGATTAAAACATGGCACAGGGCTTACCTGTTTCCAATGTCGTGAATGTTGACGTCATTATGTCAGCCGTTGCGGCAACGGGGCGTAACTTCGGTGCGCTCCTTATCCTGGGAACCTCTACCGTTATTCCGTTGACTGAGCGCATTCGCCAGTATTCAGCCATTGAAGATATCGGCGATGATTTTGGCGTTGATTCACCGGAATACGAAGCGGCGACAATTTTCTTTTCACAGTCACCAAAACCAACACTGGTCTATATCGGTCGCTGGGCGAAGACGCTGGCTTCTGCTGAAGAGGGTAGCGTAGAGACGCTGCTACAGGCGGTTAATGCCTGCCTTCAGTATACCAACTGGTACGGGCTGGCAATTGCCGACAGCGCCGATCTGGTTGAGGTTGACGTGATTTCCGTTGCTGCTGCTATTGAGGCATCCAGCCTGAGCCGCATTCTGGCCGTTACCACTGCTGATGTGAATGTGCTGGTGACCGGAAATACCGACAATATCGGCTACAAGCTGAAAGCCGCTGGCTATGCCCGCACATTCTGGCAGTACAGTTCCAGTAGCAAATACGCCGCTATCTCGGCCTTTGGTCGCGCATTCACGGTGAATTTCACCGGCAGCAATACCACGATCACACTGAAGTTTAAAACCGAGCCTGGCATTACCTACGAGACGCTGACAACCGCACAGGCCGCAGCCATTGATGCCATCAACGGTAACGTCTACGTCTACTACGCGAACGATACGGCAATTATCCAGCAGGGCGTGATGGCAAATGGCGATTTCTTTGATGAGCGCCACGGACTGGACTGGCTGCAGAACTACGTTCAGACCAATCTCTATAACCTGCTTTACACCTCGACCACCAAAATCCCGCAGACCGACGCAGGCGTAACCCGGTTAATGACCAACGTCGAAGCCTCACTGGATCAGGCGGTAAATAACGGCCTTATTGCTCCGGGTGTCTGGAACGGTGGCCCGATTGGCCAGATTGAATCCGGCGATACCCTGACCAAGGGTTACTACGTCTGCGCCGACGCGGTAGCCAACCAGGCACAATCCGACAGGGAAGCGCGTAAGTCGCCGGTGATTCAGGCGGCGATTAAGCTGGCGGGTGCCATTCACTATGGCGACGTACAGATCAACGTGGTTCGTTAAGGGGAACTAAATGTCTACTTACTCTTTTATTGACGTCTCTGCATCCCTGACGGGCCCGACTGGCAGTATCGATCTGGGTTACGGCTCGGCGAACTCCGAAGAGGGGATCACCGTAGTCATGGCAGAGGCAAAAAACACCATGACCGTAGGCGCTGACGGGGAAGTGATGCACAGCCTTCACGCCGGTAAGAGCGGCACCATCACGGTAACGCTGCTTAAGACCTCCCCGGTCAACAAAAAGCTATCTCTGATGTACAACGCACAGAGCCAGTCTTCAGCCACCTGGGGTAACAACGTCATCGTTGTGCGAAACAAAGTCTCCGGCGACATCTCGACAGCGCGTTCCTGCGCCTTCCAGAAACAGCCGGATCACGCCAATGCAAAGGTTGGCAACACAGTGTCGTGGGTTTTTGACTGCGGCAAGATTGACCAGCTGCTGGGGGAGTTTTAACGGATGGAATTTGAAATCAAAGGCGTTAATTATCGAACCGCCAAACTTGACGTATTCCAGCAACTGAAGGTCAGCCGTAAGCTGCTGCCGGTGCTGGCCGGGCTCGTTAGTGAATTTTCCACGCTTAAAGCGCAAGCTGCTGCGGGTAACTCTGGTGCAGTGCTGGAAAGCGTACTGCCGAAAATTGCCGATACGTTGGCCGCGCTGCCGGATGAGGACGTTAACGCGGTGATTTACCCGTGTCTGGGTGTCGTGTCCCGCCAGCACGAAAAGGGCTGGGCGAAAGTCTTCGATCAGGGCGTACTGATGTTCGACGATACGGACCTGTTTACCATGCTGCAGCTGGTGGCGCGGGTGGTCGCCGATAGTCTGGGAAATTTTTTGAAAGAACTCCCCGCCGGCGAGACGCCCACCCCGCCAGTGGCCTGACGCTGGAAACTCTTCCTGAAGGTGAAAGCTTCCTGATGCGCCCGGTGGATGCCGGGTACATCACTTACACCGCACTTAAAGACGGCTCGGTCGACCTGGCCGATGTTGCCCGCATGAATGACTGGCTTGACCTAAAAGCCGATAACGAATACCGCATAGCGAAATGGAGAGAGGACAATGAACGCTGAAACGCTCAAGGACTTTCTGATCTCGCTTGGGTTTAACGTTGATGAGGCCGGTGCTAAAAAGTTCGATGCTGTAGTGGCGGGTACGACGCTTAAAGCGATTGAGCTGGGCGCTAAAGTAGAGCTGGCTGCTGCGTCTGTAGTGGCATTCACCGCCAAAATCGCCAGCAGTCTTGATAATCTGTACTGGGCCTCACAGCGCACCGGCGCAACGGTGCAGGGCATTAAACAGATAGGTTATGCCGTCAGCCAGATGGGCGGCAGTGTGGATGCCGCCCGCGGCTCGCTGGAGAATCTGGCACGGTTTATCCGCAATAACCCTGGCGCGGAAGGTTTCCTTAACCGCCTGGGAGTCCAGACCCGCGATGCTAAAGGCAATATGCGGGACATGGCCAGCATCTTTACCGGCGTCGGCCAGCGCCTCAGTAGCATGCCGTACTACCGCGCTAATCAGTACGCGCAGATGCTGGGTATTGATGAAAATACCCTGATGGCGATGCGTCGCGGTATCGGCCAGTTCAGCGGCGAATACACCGCGATGGCGAAGGCGATCGGCTATAACGCGGATGTGGCCGCCGTCAGCTCAAACAAGTTCATGACATCGCTTCGCTCCTTCGGCCTTATGGCAGGCATGGCGCGGGATAAAATAGGCTCTAATCTGGCTAACGGGCTGGCAGGCTCTATTGACACCCTGCGCCGTCAGATCATGGAGAATTTCCCGAAAATTGAAGGTGTGATAACCACCACCGTTAAGGGCATCCTTTGGGCTGGTGAGGTAATAGGGAGGATTGTCTATCGACTTATCCAGGTCGGCCAGGGTATCAGCGACTGGTGGGACTCTCTTGATAAACAGTCGCAGCAGCTGATCGAACTTATTGGAGCGCTAACCGCAGCGTGGTGGATGCTCAACCGCGCTATGCTCGCATCGCCGATTACGTGGGTTCTCGGTCTTGCCGCTGCCATTGCTTTGCTATGGGAGGATTACCAGACCTGGAAGGAGGGCGGTAAGAGCCTCGTTGACTGGGGGAAATGGAAGCCTGAAGTAGACGCAGCACTGAAAATGGTCGGTGACCTGAAACAGACTGTCCTCGATCTCGGAAAAGCGCTGGCAAAGCTGCTCAATATCGACCCTAAATCCTGGTCTTTAAAATGGGATTTCAGCAACTTCATTACCCAGATGGGTGAGTTTAGCAAGATGCTGAGTATGATCGGCGACCTGCTTAACGCTATCAAGGACGGTCGCTGGTCGGATGCTGCAAATATTGGCAAGGCTCTTCTCAAACAAGGCAGCGATCAACCTGACGCCCTTCCTGGTGTTACCAGTAGCGCAGTCAATGCGCGAGGTAAAGTTCTGGGATTTTGGGAGGAGGTTAAATCCCGTTTCAGTGATGGCGGCTGGTATCAGCATGAGCAGAACACGCTTGCCGATCGCAACAATAACCCCGGCAACATTCGCCCTGTAGGTGGTGGTGGTTTTCGCTCGTTCGGTTCGGCTCTGGAAGGTTGGGAGGCGATGAAAAACCAGCTGATGCGATACTTTACCGGGAAAACTACCGGCAGACGCCTACAGACCATCATGGATATCGTCAGCACCTGGGCACCCGCTGCCGATAACAATGACCCGGCTAAATATGCACGTGACGTGGCTGGCTGGATGGGCGTTTCTCCTACGGCGGCGCTTAATCTGTCAGATCCGAATACGATGGGGGCGCTGATGCAATCCATGGCCCGTAAAGAAGGTTATTCAAACTGGAACAGCCCTCTGGCGCATCGTGCTGCTGGCGCGACTCTGAATCAGAGCACGGTTATCAATATTTCGGGTGTCAGCGATCCGATAGAGGCCGGAAAAATCGTTTCTGATAATCAGGGGAATGTTAATGCCCGAGCAACCCAGCAACTGACTAAGGGGCCGAGCTGATGGACATCCTTTCTACGCTGTTTCAGCAGCAGACGAGAAAAATTGGGCTGATAGTTCCGGATGTCGTTATCACTGAGCGGCATAGCGACACTCTGGAAATAACAGAACACCCCGTAGAGAAACCGACCAGCGACGGAGTTGGTTTTGTATCCGACCATGCTTATCGGCGTCCCTCTGAGTTAGTAATGGAGATCGGCTTCTCCGGTGGTGGAACCCTGCTTGATCTGCTTGATACGTCGTCAATTGGCCTCTCTCTGGGGATTAGCCCGTCAGAAACATATCAAAAACTGTTAGACCTTCAGCGCAGTCGTGAACCTTTCAGTGTCACCACCGGTAAACGCCAGTATACAAATATGCTCATCCGAGTACTGGATGTGACCACTGATAAAACCAGTGAAAATGTTCTGATGGCCACCCTCACCCTGAGGGAGCTAAACACAACGCAGACACAGACAGTGAGCGTTGCTGCCAAAGAGAACATGAAAGAAGGGGTGAATACTTCAGCGGTGCAGAACTCTGGGGTAAAAACGCCGACTCCGCAAAATGAGTCCTTAATGAGCCGGTTTGTCGGATTCGTGTCTGGAGGTTAAATGGCTGTATCTGAAATACCCTTGTCACCAGACAATCAGCAGTTTGCTATCGCACTTGCTGGGCAGAACTTCCAAATGGCTGTTACATGGCGTGCTGCTTTCTGGTGCCTGGACATTATGGATAGCAGTGGTGTCGATTTGATAAAGGGCATCCCGTTAATCACAGGTGCTGACCTGCTGGCGCAGTATCGCTATCTCGGTTTGGGATTTTCCCTTTATGTTGATTGCGACGATCCGGCAAATGACAACCCTACCGAAACAGACCTCGGCATTAAGAGCCATCTTTACGCAGTAACGGAGTGATTATGTCTCAGAACTGGATGCGGCACTTTGAGTTGCAACTTATTGACGATAAAGGCGATGGGATATCGCTGTCGGAATTTAAAGTGACATTCAATATCCAGAAGATGCCCTCGACAATCTTTAACGGGTTCGTGGGTAACTTCAAAATCTACAATCTCTCCCCTCAGACTCAGAACCGGATCATGGGTAAAGAGTTTACCCGCGTGAGGGCTATCGCAGGGTATAACGGCACGCCGGACAGTAGCGGCAACTACCCCGATAAAAATGTCGGTATCATCTTTAACGGCGATATACGCTTTACCATTACCGGAAAAGAGAACGTTACCGATAGCTGGATACTCATCCAGTGTATCGATGGCTGGGAAGGGCATTTAAATGCCAGCGTGAAAACGACAGTGGCGGCGGGCTGGAAACATGCCGACCTGTTTGATTTGGGCATGCAATCACTACGGCCGTACAGCATCTCCGAAGGGAGTAGACCGGATTTTGGTTCAACGGTCTTCCCGCGCGGGCGGGTTATCTATCAGAATACCGGCCGCCTGATGTACAGCCTGGCAGGGCAGTGCAAGGCCAACTGGTGGTATGAAAACAACCAGGTGCATATCGTTCCTGAGGATAAGTATATTCAGGAAGCAATTGTGCTTAATGCTGATACCGGGCTGGTGGGTATGCCGCAGCAGACGATGGGCGCGGGCGTTAATGTGCGCTGCCTGATAAATCCAAATATTAAACTGGGTGGCCTTATCCGGCTGGATCAGGCGTCAGTGTATCGCGCAGCCCTCGGCAATGACCAGGTTGGACAGTCGCCGGGCCGACTGGGTGAAACCACCACAGACGGCAATATCTATGTCGATAGTCTTCCCGGTGTGCAGCTGGCTGCAATCAATACCGATGGTGATTACATTGTCGGCAGTATTGACTATACTGGCGATACTCGCGGGCAGGCGTGGTATATGGATTTGCTCTGTCTGGCGAAAGGGGCTGCGGAGTTGCAGTCACAAGGAACTTTGTCGAAGGTATTCACTCGTGATTAAAAAGGCATTATTCGCGCTTTTATTAACATCTCCTCTGTTGGTTTCAGCAAAAGGTATGCAGTGCGGACCATTTCAACTCGAAGCTGCTAACGATGGCCTTATGCATATCAACGGGCAAGCCCCTGAAACACAAAAAATGACCTTCCTCAAGCAAAAGGATGATTTCGATAACGTCATGATGCAATGGATGCTGCCCGACCCAAACACCGGTCGCTGGCTGGGCCTTGATTATGTTAAGCGCAACAATAAGGCAATTCTCAACGTTGAAGTGATCCGCAAGAACATGGACGAGCCCCGAGAGTTCTGGACTTATAACTGCGCGAAGGTGAAATAAGAATAATGACCGCAACCCTTATCCTTGCAGTTATGATTTTGATTTCATTATACGTAAGGCTTAAAACCTTTCTTAAAAAGAGGTCAGCTGACCAATTCATGCGGAATATGGTTCATTCGCCTCATCGACGAACCTCATCGGAGTATGCCCGCTTTGAAAAAATAAGATCTCAGAGGGTGGGTTCTAAAAAATTCATCTGGCATTCCGCTGGCGATGCAGGGTGTTGCCCGGAGTGTGCAAAAAATAACGGAAAGAAATTTAAGTGGGAAAAGCCACCAGTTACTGGATTGCCAGGGGAAGGTAAGTGTTGCCCTGATGGCAAATGCAGGTGCTGGGCTGAAGCAGTAATACCACCCCCGAAAAAAAATTAATATTCAAACCCGCTCCGGCGGGTTTTTTAATGCCCGGAGTAAACCAAATGCCCGTAGCACTAAACTCCCAACTCGGCAGTAAAGAGCAGGCCGACGCGCATCTGGCGCAGGCGATCGTGTCCGCAATGCGCGTCTCCATTCCTGGCATCATTCAGTCGTTTGATTCGGATGCTGTCACCGCTGTTGTCCAGCCAGCCATTAAAGGCGCAGAACAGGACGAATCAGGCGCCGAGGTCTCGGTAAACCTGCCGCTGCTGGTGGACGTTCCTGTCGTATTCCCCCGCGGCGGCGGCTGTACGCTGACGTTTCCGGTCAAAGAAGGTGATGAGTGCCTGGTTATCTTTGCCGACCGCTGCATTGATTTCTGGTGGCAGAGTGGCGGGGTGCAGGAACCAGTAGACGGCCGTATGCACGACCTCTCTGATGCGTTTGCTATTGTCGGTCCGCAGTCTCAGGCGAATAAAATCAGCGGAATCAGCACTAAGGCCGCGCAGCTGCGTACCGATGATGGTTCGGCATTTATTGAGGTGTCCGCCGGCGGTGCAGTGACCATCACCAGCCCACAGATAACCATCAACGGGCCGCTGCAGGTCAATGGCAAAATCACCTCTACCGGCGATCAGGTCGCGGCGGGAATCAGCCAGACCGGTCATACGCACGGCGGCGTAGAGCCTGGCGGTGGCAACACGGGGGTACCGCAATGAGATGCCGACGTGAAGACGATGACGGAGATTACACTTTTGGTCAGGGCGATGACACCTGGCTGGTAAACTCTCCGGAGGCCGTCGCGCAGGCTATTAAAACGCGCTTCCTGCTCTGGTATGGTCAGTGGTTCCTCGATACCACAGAGGGTACGCCGTGGATTCAGTCCGTACTCGGAAAGCAACGACCCGAAACCTACAATCTGGCTATTCGCCAACGCATTCTTGAAACACAGGGCGTCAGCTCTATTACCGCATTCAATACTACCGTTGACGGCCGCACGCGCCGTGTAACGTTTACAGCAACGGTAGAAACCATTTACGGGACAACCACAGTAACCTCGGAGGCGTAATGTCTTTGGACCTTGACACACTCGGCTTATCGGCAACGGTAACCGCTGAGGGGATAAGTGCGCCCGATTATCAAACTGTGCTGGATACCATCACCGGATATTTCCAGCAGATCTACGGTAGTGATGCTTATCTGGAGCCTGACAGCAAAGATGGCCAGATGATAGCGCTGGTGGCACTGGCCATTCACGATGCTAACAATACTGCTATTTCAGTTTACCGCTCATTCTCACCGGCGACGGCCCTGTCAGATGCACTGACGAGCAACGTTAAAATTAACGGCATCACCCGGCGTGCAGCGACTAACTCAACTGTCGATCTGCTGCTGACCGGCACTATCGGCACAACCATTACCAATGGCTCGGTACGCGACACAAACAGCGTGGTGTGGAATCTGCCTGCAGCGGTGGTTATTGGCTCTGATGGCACTGTGGTGGCGACGGCCACGTGTGCGAATGCTGGTGCAGTAGCTGCGGTGGCGGGATCGGTAAACGGAATCAATACGCCGACGCGCGGATGGTCTTCGGTGACTAACCCGCTGGCGGCCACGGTAGGTGTTGCTGCAGAGACGGATGCGCAGCTACGCGTAAGGCAGTCGCAAAGCGTCGCGCTGGCCTCTCTCACGCCGTTTGACGCGGTCGATGGTGCGATTGCTAACGTTGAAGGCGTAACCCGTCACAAGCTGTTTGAGAATGATACCGAGACAACGGACGCTAACGGGTTACCAGAGCATTCTATCTCTGCTGTCGTTGAGGGTGGGGATGCAACAGAAATTGCCAATACCATCCGAAGCGTGAAGGGGCAGGGAGTTTCCACCTACGGCACGACTGCCGTGGTAGTCACAGATAAGTATGGAAACCCTTATACCATTCGCTTCTCTCGCCCAGTAGATGTTCCGGTATACGTGTCAATTACCCTGAAGGCGTTAACTGGCTACACCTCCGACATTGGCGATGAAATGAAAGCCGCTGTGGCTTCGTACATTAACTCTCTCACCATTGGTGATGGTGTGCTGCTGAGCAGGGTTTATTCCCCGGCGAACCTCGGCGTAGTAAGCGGTGGGAATGCGCGATATTACGACATTATGGAGCTGTTAATAGGCCGGTCGGCTGAGTCCGTCGCAGCAGCTAATGTCACAGTCGTATATGACGAGGCTGTTTCATGTAGCGTGGAAAATATAGAGATAACGGTGACAGCATGAGCAAATACACCGAACTTATTTCCAACTACCATGCAGGAAAACCAAAATTTGTAAAACATGTTGACCTGTCGACAAGGCCGCTAATTGATGTGTCTGGTTCAGTGTCCGGTCTTATCTCTGCGTTCGACATAGATACTGGCGTAGGGGCACAACTTGATATTCTTGGTAAATGGATTGGAGTAGCCCGGACTGTTGCCGCGCCGATATCGGGGGTTTTCCTTGAATGGGACAAAGAACGAGTTGGCTGGGATCAGGGGATGTGGCTTGGCCCGTATCAGTCTTCTGACGCATTAACCTACCTGAGCGATGACGTATACCGGGTCGTGTTAAAGGCCAGGGTGGGTATTAATAACTGGAATGGTCAGAACGGAACGCTGCCTGACATTCTGGAAACAGCGCTCGCTGGTACTGGGATTAAAATGATCATCCTCGATAATCAGGATATGACGATCTCAGTGCTCATCGTCATTGATTCTGAATATTTAATGTCTGTAACAGACCGGTTGATATTTGATTCTGGAATGAACCGCGGTCCTTTTATTTCTCTTCCTGATGATTACACACCATTGCGATATGACATTAACCCAATAGATAAACTCCCGGCAGAGTTTGTTTTTGTTGTGCGCGCTGGCCTCCTTACTGTAAAGGCCGCCGGGGTAAGAGTCAGGGAAACAGTTACGCCCTCTAATGGATATAAATTCTTTGGATTTGATGTCGAAAATGACTATATCGCTGGCTTTGAGTCCGGCGCATGGGGAGAAAACTTCTGATGCCAGTTAATAACTTTAAACCGTTTGCCATCGCATCTGGCTCAAATGTGACATCTCAGACGGAATGGGAAGGTTTGATAGCCCTTTCTACAGGATTTACAGCAGGGCTGGCCCGATCCGCACAGATTAATAAAGCCCTGCGCCAGGGGACTGTAATGGCGAGCGTCTTAGCTCAGTTCATGGCTGAGACAACCGAAGAGGATGTACTTGATGATGGAGATACGGCAAAACTGGTATCTCTGCTGATCGGCTCAGTTAACACAGTTGCGCGGAGTGCTCTGCCGGTTGGCACCCCCATACCCTGGCCCTCTGACACTTTGCCGGCAGACGGTGATTTCGCTTTCATGCAGGGGCAGACATTCAGTCTTACGGCATACCCGTTACTGGCTACAGCTTACCCGTCAGGTGTCATTCCAGACATGAGGGGCTGGACCATTAAGGGGAAGCCCGCTACCGGGCGTGCGGTGCTGTCTCAGGAGCAAGATGGTGTTAAGTCCCACTCACACACAGCGTCGGCCACATCGACCGATCTCGGCACCAAAACGACAAGCAGCAACGGGGACCACACCCACACGTGGGGGCATGGGACCCAGAAGGCTGGTGGCTCAGATAATGAAGTTGGCAGCAGTGCAAATGATGGATTTGGCACCACATCCTCTGCTGGGGCGCACACACATTCCCTCGTTATTGGCGCCCACTCACACACAATCACGGTAGATGCTGCGGGTAATGCAGAAAATACCGTTAAAAACATCGCATTTAACTACATCGTGAGGCTCGCATAATGGCTTTTGAAATGTCCGATAAAACTCAGGTGGTAACTGTTTATCACATCAGCGACGACACGGGGGAGCTGGTGGGGGTTGAAGAGTTGTCGATCCCGCCTCACACAGGATTGCCTGCCTGCAGCACTCAAAGTTCACCACCCGAAGCAGCCTCCGGAGAAGCCGCAGTTTTCAATACCGCTACGGGCCAGTGGTCCCTTATCGAGGACCATCGCGGGCAGATCGTCTATAGCACTGCGTCTGGTGAACCTGTTGAGATTTCAACTCTCGGTGAATTACCTGAAGGGGTAACGGCGGAAGTACCTACTGGCAGCTATCAAAAATGGGATGGTGCTAACTGGGTTAACGATACGGAAGCTAAACACCAGGCCGAAGTAAATAGTGCTGCCGAGTTACTAACCGAGTTAATGCGTAAGGCAAACGAAAAAATAGCTCCTTTAAACGACGCTGTTGAACTTGGTATCCAGACCAACGAAGAAGTCGCGCAGCTGACTGAGTGGAAAAAATACCGCATCTCTTTGAGTCGCATTGATACATCTACCGCTCCCGATATCGCCTGGCCTGAAATTCCTGCCTGATCTGTTTCTGAGGTAATACCACTATGCCATTTTATTTAACGCGGGATCCGGTCCCGTCGGCAGACATGCGCAATGTTTTTGATAACGCTCAGAATCTGGACCTTGCCCTGAACGATATTACATCCTCTTTCTGGAGCGATCGGCTCGGTCGTAGCCGTATGTCATGGTTCGGACTGGAGTCTGCGTTTTCGGTAAAACTGAGTGACTTTGAGTCCCGCTTTTCCACCCAGATAGTCGAACAGGAAACCACTTTTGATGCTTCCCAGGTTGACAGGGAAAACCGATTCCTGGCTTTTCTTGATAGCTCCGGTTACGTGTTCCTCGGTGACTACGAAGACGGCCCATTCCAGTTCAGCGCCCGCAACCAGTACATCCGTTACAACAATCAATATTACCGCCTGAATGCTGCTACTGATGTTGGGTTTACGACGACCGGTACCGATGCAACCAGTTTTGCGAATGATGTTGCCCACTTCGTTCTGATGGATGGCGACACGCTTCGCCAAAACCTGGGTTCAGGCGACGGCGCTAAACTCGTTGGTGGAATAGGATTTGTTTCTCCGGAAATGTTCGGCTACCTGCACGGTGTTTCTCCTGATGCCGTGCCTTACTATCAAAAGGCTGTCGATGAAGGACACGCCAGAGGACTTCCCGTGCAACTGACGGGGAAATACTACGCCACAACGTATCCTCATAAAGTCACTTTGCCAGGCGATGACGGGACCGCTTACCCGGGATGGGTGACTGCGGGGAATGATGCAAATATTGCCGCGGAACATGAAAATCATATTTATGCGGCTATTCGACTTTATCCCGACTCCGTTATTATCGGCGACAGTATGCAGAACTGCGCGTTAATCGGAGACTGGGATTCGGATACGCCTGTGATTAACAATAACCAGCACATTGGTTATTTTATTTCCGGTGACTCATCAGACGGTTATATTCGCCCGCAGCTGGTTAATCACGGTGTGCGCAACTTCTTTATCGGTCGCTACGGGAATGGCGTTCTTGACCGGTCCACAGAAGATAATTTCCTCATCCGTGATTGCTGTCTGACGGGCTGGTTTATGGGGGCCGACTCCGTTTGCAACGGTTTCGTTGTCGCCCGTGATTGCTTTACCGGCGACGCCTATGGCGGGGCGTGGACGCAACGAAATGCCGCGGTCACGATTCCGTATCTCCCACCCTATCCGGCGGCAGAGATTTTCAAAGTGGGCTGGGTTGATGCTATCCGGTATACGAAATATCACTTTTACGGCAAGCCACGGCTGTTTGGTCCTGCAGATGAGGCGATTGATACCTGGTTCGATACGTATATCTATAAATCCGCCAACTCTGCGCGAACCTCCGCAGGCGGCAGGCTGACAAACAATACTGCCAGCGGCTATTCAGCGCGTTCGTTTCCCGGCATTGCGGGCCGGGCATTCACCGTTCTCAGTCGTTACGGCCGTGCGGTGAACGGGGTCTGCCTTGACGATGTGAAAGTGCTGGGGACCCACCGCGTCCCGTTCTACACCGACGCAGGCAGTTACAACGTGATTCACACGTCCTACGTTGAAAAGACCTGTCTCGTAGATACCACAACGACAACTATTGCCGGTAATCAGTTCTATACCGACTATCAGGACCCGTGGAATGCGACACTGACAAAAGCGCCCGCGATGGTTTGTGAGGGTGGTATCACTGTCGACAGAACTGTCGTTTCGGCTGGCGTGGCTACACACCCGTTCAGCCAGAAACCACCAACCATCAACGGCCCGCTCATCATCAATCCGTTCCGTGATGACACAGAGGACTACTCGACCGCGCAGATTGCAGAGTGGAACAGCGCCGAAGGGAAAACGGTATACCTCTATGACTGGCGCCGTCAGTATAGCGTCCAGCGCCCGATACGGTTTTTTGATAACACACAGGAAGCATTCCAGTACTACAAGGGCGTCTGGACGCCGGTTGTCAAATGCGGCTCAGAAGTCGTGACGCTGAATACCACCGTGGGAACCTACCGCCGCTCAGGGCGGTTAGTGCATGCGACTTTCAGAATCGAAACCACGTCAATGGCGCTGACGACAGGTGGCGCGGTAGTGATATCAGGGCTTCCGTTCACGGTTGCTGCACTGAGTGACGGGGGATTAACGGTGTCCCCGATAATCTGCAGTCGTGCCGGCTCGGCAATCATCATTGCGCAAACGAACCCGACTACAAAAGAGATTCTACTGTTAACCAATAGCTCACCGGCTGTTTTTTCAATAACAGGCGGAACTGGCTTAACTATTTACGGCTCAGTTCAGTACGTTTTGACAGAATAAGGATTTTACATGTTTACGATAGAGAAAGAAGTTGCGGTTAATCAGGTGACGGCGGATGGAATTGCAGTCGGAACCACTACACTAAAAGTTAGCCTGACATACACCATCGAGAGGATCGAGCTTGAAGGGGAGAACGGTATCGCTTTTTACACGGTTACATCTGACGCTGATGCTGAGGGTGTAAGGAATTACATCCCATTTACCTATTCAGGTGCCGGCGATCCGTTATCTGAGGCGGAGTCAGCGTTAAAGCTAGTCATTGAATAAAAAACATGTTAAGCAATGAACGGCACACTGCGGATATCAATTTAAGTGATAGCCGCACCTCTCTTGATCTTCCCTTCAAACAAAACTACTGGATGCATAAACAGTATTAATGGGAGGGCAGATCATGCTTCGACAAACAGACATCAACCAGGCCTTTCGAGAGGCGATTCTTCGGAACTCGAAAGGCTATCAGTATCTACACACGCGAGACTTCATCTCTTGTTTGATGCTGCGGGGCATTCATTTCTCAGAGTCAGAAGCTAACCGGTGGATTGAGCGCTATCAAAGCTGCTTCGCTGACAAAACGCCGGACCACAGCGAAAATAGATTATGGATTCTGCGGAATATGGGGAGGGTGATGTAATGGGCCCATTTCCATCACCGGCTACAGATTATATCGAGCAGAGGCTGACCGTCACGGCCGCATGTGATATCAGCGCTAACTCGCAGGTTATCCAGACTGACCGCGGCTATGTCGTTCTCGATTTGTCGCTGAAAGTGACGCAGGGAAGCGTTGTGCTTATCCGTTGCGCGGGTGAGATGCAATTTGCAAAGCTGATGGGACAGTCGTTTATCACAGTGGAGGGAGAGAGTATCGAAGGTGAGGCTCTGGATGATGTTGAGGTTCTCGGAGTCGCAACTCATGCGATCAGCGATTTGAGGCAGGATGCCAGTCCTGTTTGATGTGTCGCATTTGTGGCGTAACTGAATAGCGCGATAAGGACAAGGAAGTCACACAACGACACGTAACGACACAAAACCGGATGCGAACGCGGGAAACATGTGTGATTACAGTGTGTTATTTAACGCTCTACTTTCTTCTAAGCCGTAGGTCACAGGTTCGAACCCTGTAGGGCGTACCATTTTCACTTCTCTTAACGTCTCCTGAAGTCTACTAAATCCAGTATACACGCGGCATTCGCCAATATCTCATTATCTCAACGTCTACTATGGTCTATTGAAATCCACATTCATGTGGGGGTACATTTGGGGGTAGATTCCTGTTCAATAAAATGAGATACCCCCAAAATGAAGCTCACAGCCCGCCAGGTCGACACATCCAGGCCCAAGGACAAACCCTATAAGCTGTCTGATGGTGGCGGTCTTTACCTGTTGGTGAACCCCAATGGCTCGCGATACTGGCGCCTGAAGTACCGCATCGCTGGTAAAGAGAAGTTACTGGCGCTGGGGGTATATCCAGATATCACTCTGGCGGTAGCCAGACAGAAGCGCGCAGATGCAAAAAAAGTTCTCGCTGCTGGTGGTGACCCGGGGCAGGAGAAGCAGGAAGAGAAACAAGCGAAAGAGCAGGCCGTGGCAAACAGCTTTGAGCGCCTGGCGATGGAATGGCATTCCCATAAAAGCACATCGTGGTCAGAAGGCTATGCCGAGCATCTCCTGATGTACCTAAAGAAAGACATCTTCCCCTTTATCGGACAAAAGGCGATTACGGATATCAGCCAGGTTGAAATGCTTAACGTCCTGCGAAAGATGGAACAACGTGGCGTTCTGGATAAACTCAAGAAAACCCGTCAGGCCTGCCGGCAGATATTTACCTATGCCATTATTACCGGTAGAGCCGAGCACAATCCTGTATCCGATCTGGCCGGCGCGCTGAAGCCGCCCAAACAACAGCACTACCCACACCTTTTAGTCGACCAGATCCCGGACTTTCTCCGTGCGCTAAATGAATACAGCGGCAGCACCATCACTCGTAACGCCACACGATTATTAATGCTGACCGGACTCAGGACAATTGAGTTGCGAGCGTCTGAGTGGGTTGATATCGACTTTGATAAAGGCATCTGGAATATCCCCGCAGAGCGAATGAAGATGCGGCGCCCACATCTCGTTCCTCTCTCAACTCAGGTTCGCGAACTGCTTGAAGAAATCCACCAGCTTACCGGACGAGGGAAGTATGTTTTCCCGGGGCGAAATGACGCCGGCAAGCCAATGAGTGAGGCCAGCATTAATCAGGTGATTAAGCGTATTGGTTATGACGGTAAAGCGACCGGGCACGGCTTCCGCCACACTATGAGTACCATCCTCCATGAACGGGGCTATAACACCGCCTGGATTGAAACGCAGTTGGCCCACGTCGATAAGAACTCAATCCGCGGGACATACAACCACGCTCAGTATCTTGACGGCCGCCGAGATATGCTCCAGTGGTATGCCGACTACATGGCGGCTCTGGAGAATGGTGAATATGTGGTGCATGGATCGTTCGGAAAACGTGCCTGACTGGATGCATAGACAGTATATGCAGACGATAGTAGACTTGGGTAGACGAACAAAGAATAGGCTATGTCTAGGCTGATCCCCGAAAACCCGTACACCTCTGCGGGCTGGCATAGCCGCCAAAATAGAGGGCGTGAGGTGGCGTAATGAATTATTCGACTTACAAGAAAGTACCAACATTAGAGTATTGCAAGATAACAAGAGCGGCTGAGCTACTTGATTGCTCGGTTGACGATTTACTGTATTGGGCCGAAGAACGAAAAATAAAAATCTGTATTAAAGTTCAAGATCTTAAAGGTATGTTGGTTGTTCCAGCCATTTCGGAACCAGAACAATTGCTTATGTTTTTATGCGAACTTATGCATGGAGAACACACTACAAACATAATGTGTAGAGGTTATGGTGATATTAAGCCTTACCCATTATCGAAAGTTTATGCTGAAGAGATTTATGATTTGGAAACAGAGAATGATTTTCTATTGTTTTCAGAAGTAACTATCGCACGAAATGGTTTTGATGTTCGTATTGATGGATTATGGGAACTTGCGAACATAACAATGGGGTTAATTGATTATTATGATAAAGAAAATCCCCCAGTCCTCGGTGGGGAGTGTAGTGAAACAAGGACTATGGTTAAGTTATTGGAGGCATTAGATTTTCCATTTGAGAATGGCATGAGGCATACACTTAATTCAACCTCTTTTGTTTTACACCCGGCAGATACTTTAGATGAAGTTGGTGATTTTGTATTTATGGGGTATGAGCAAGAAAAACCGATCTCACTAAGCCTTGATAATCTATATGTAACAAAAACTCAAATTGAAAACATTATTAGTAATCTAATGATTCCATTTGATGACATGATCAAGAAAGATAATGCAAAAAAAACAAACACGACCAAAAAACAATCAGAATTTACCGTCGGGATTTTGAAAGAGATTGGTTTTACTAATAGTGATTTGAGTGGCAGTATCAGTGAACTCAGAAAAAAAATAGCAAGAAAATTGCCAACGGTATCAGTTCCTGCAGATGATAAATCACTGATTGATTGGCTTCGGAAAGGCGGTATTGACCGCTAGAAACTCCAAAGAATTTCTTAAAACTCCACAACACTAGATCAGGCCAATAGCACAATCCTCCCGAAGTCTATTTAAGTCTACTAATGGCTATCTAAGATTGCGGGAGGAGTTATGCCAGTAAAAAATCATTTCAATTCACTAATCAGATTAGCTGAAGCACAGCGGCGAACGGGTTATAGTAAAGCATGGCTTTATCGATTAATTGGGCAAAAACGTTTTCCACAACCAGTAAAGATTGGTTCTCGTTCCATCGCATTTATCGAAAGTGAAGTGGATGAATGGATCAATCAGCGCATCGCTGAATCTCGTAGTGAGGTTGTCTGATGCAAAAAGAAAACCGCCCATTACAGGCGGCTAACACAGATACTCGCGGATCTGATGTTACGCCACCAGCCTACACCGTTCAAGCCTCAAAGCGCATTCCGAAGAAACACCGTGCCCGCACCTATATGCTGCGCTGTGGGGCTGGTGGGTGGACAGAAAACGATATCCTGCGCAATTGCCGCCTCTCATCTGGCCGCAACTATGCGAGTGAACTTGAGCGCGAGCTTGATATCTGCCTGGAACGCCTGGAAGAGAAAAACCCTGATGGTATCGGTGCGCACATGCGCTACCGGTTTGCGTGTCGTGGTGACGTACTGAAGGTGATTCAATTTGTGAACCACATGGCCGCAGTCAACCAACACCACGGACTTTCTAAGCAGGATATCGCTGACATTCTGGACCTCTACCCGGACAACCTCACCGCCGCATAACGGAGCCGACAAAATGAAAATCGAAAAAAGCAGATTCAATTCTGAGGCCTCCCCTCAGCCTGTAGCCAGCCAGAAAGAGATATTCCAAGCCGAAGAGAGCGATATTTCAGTTATTAAATTTGAGGGGTATACCGTGCGCATTGTGAATGTTTACGGTGAGCCGTGGTTTGTTGTCTCAGACGTCTGCCAGGCGCTGGAGATCAGCAATCCAACCAGTGCCGTTTCCTCTCTGGACTGTGACGAGGTAATGACCCTAACTTTAACTGAGGGTCATTCGGGTAAGCGCGGCGGGGCGCGTAGCTGGAATATGGCCGCAGAATCTGGCTTCTATAAACTGATTGCCCGCAGCCGTAAAGCCTCCGCGCCCGGTACGTTCGCCCACCGCTTCAGTAACTGGGTATTCCGCGAAGTCATCCCTTCCATTCGTAAAACCGGCTCCTACGGTGTGCCGTTCGCATTCCTGAATGACCATACCCGCCGCAAAGAGATTTACACGAAGAAAGCCAGCAAGCGTGGTAAAGACCTGCAGTCGTGTAAAGGTGAGAAGGCCCGCCTTGCTGCTGAGGAAATCGAGCTATGGCGTAAGTATCAGCCTGGATTGCCGGAGGTTCATTAATGGTTAAGTCCACCAGCACGCCGCTGCCAAATCACTCCTACCGCGACGCTCACGGCCAGATGGTGAGCGTGACCGCTGTAGCGCATAACCGCGTGACGTTCTATCGCGAGGGCTATCAGTTCCCATGCGTACAGCCCATTGAGCGCTTCATGAAGGAGTACACGGAGGTAAAGCAATGATTACCGCCGCCCGGCGTAAAAGCCTCTCTCTGGCTGGCCTGATGTTTGTAAAAGTTAACGCTCTGCGGGTGGTGCGCCACAGCGGGAACCTGTCAAAACCTGTCATTCTGTGGGCCACTGATAGTGGCTTTGTTGAAGTGTATTTCGAGACAAGTACGCGCGCGGGTAAGCGTTCGGAAACTGACTATCTGGAAGATAGCGTGTCCGGCGCCGGCGGTGGATGCGGGGCCCATCACACCGCCAGCTATAAATTGCCGCACCGTGACAAAAAGGGCTTGCGGACTGACGGTATCCCGGTCTATGGTTATAGCGCACCAGCAAAATCTGGTGCCGGGATTGGCGTCCTGGTAATTCGAATGGCGACACATGACGCGCCTAGCGTCTTTTTTTGTGCCGTTAGTCTGACTCACCCTTTTTTTGAGCGTTGGGATATAATCCAGCGCCTCGCAAGAGCAATGGTGGCTCAGGCAGGGGCTTCTTCGGAAGCGCCGGTATCCATTCGAGCCGGTTACGCCAACCCTGCTTGGGCTACCACCAGTGAAATTGGCGTTTCCGGTGGTAGCGTTACCCGCTATCGAATGGAGGCTGCCGCATGGCTACTACCCTCACCCAAATTCCGCAATTTATCTGGATTATCGCCGCTGTTCGCCGCGATATGCCGACAATTACCGCAAAAATTCACCATATCGCCGCACCTTCTGAGCGTGAAGCCCGCCGTTCTCTGGTTCGGGATCACGTCTGCTTTTTCGCTGGTCGCATCCGTCTGGAGGTGGCTCATGCGTAACTATTTCCGCATCACCGGCTACGCCGTCAATAAGCGCGGTTTAACGGTTGGTATCGGCTATCAGCTCATATCCAGCGACACCAAAACAGCAACGGCCCACGCAGTACTTCAGGCGCAGCGTGAAGGTCTCAGCCATGTGCGCATTACCCGCGTTCAGGAGGTATCGGCATGATGAATATTTCTCAAAGAGATCGAATCCTGGCGTCTGTAAACCAAGTCATTGGGCGCAAAGAGAGTGCTGTGCCCAATACCCCAGAAAATAATTCGCACGATCGTTTATTGCGGATAAACGCTGGTCTCTTGCACCTGTTAAATAAGGTTCTCCCTGGCATGGCCAATACGGCTGAACGCGACGAAATAGCAGTGTGGGTAGATGCGATGTATTCCATCACGATGATTGAAGCGATAGATGCAAAATCACTGCCCCCCACAACAGTGCCAGACTTGCGCAGTGAAATGCCTGTGCCGACTGGTGCTGATGCCGCAACCACGGTGCGTTATGCGGCAGAACTGCAGGAGTTGTGGGAGCTTCATCTTGATGCTCGCTTGCGGGCTGCCAATCCTAAAGCTGGCGCCAGATTATGGACGCTAATTAACGAACTTAACTACGCGGCTCAGCGTACGGAAAGCAGATACAACCGCCTGCTGTTAAAGCTGGAGGGCATGAAATGAGAGAGTTTCGTGTGTTTTCCATGTGTCTCGATCGTGCCGGTTATCAGATACCTGTTACATGGCGCGGGTATGCCAGCGGTTCAGATGCTGCGATCAGAAAAATGGAGCATGAGGCTAAAAGTAATGGCTGGAGCGTTGCGCTGATTGTTTTTGTGCAGCAAAGAAGAGTGGCGCGCGATAAGTCGCTGGTGGAGATAAAAGCATGAGCAATATTTTCGCATTTCCTCAAAAGTCGGGAAATACCGATCCATTCCGTGCGGGGCCTACGCCTGCAGGGGTGAAGATCACCAGCTCTGGTAGCGATGGTCGTGAAACAGTTCGGCTTATTGGCTATGACGAAGCCGTGAATAGTCTGGATGCGGGAGATTATGACGACTCCAGCGCGGGTTATGACATTCACCTTGCAGTAGCAGAGGGCGGAAACTGCGGATATTTCGACTTTACCGCGCAACACAACGTCGCTATGTGGCGCTGGCTGATTGCTGCGACGTTCGTTTCTGAAATGAAGCGCGAGAACGGCACCACCACGGTTACTGAACCGGACGGCTCCGCGTCACAGGTAGCGATTTACTCCAATGGTAAAGCGGGAATTGTGGTTTATCCATTCGCTGAACGGCTGGCGATGGCGAACAACATTGAGGGGGCTCTTATCGAGCGTTACGGCACTGAACAGGGTACGGAAAACGCCATTGTGTTTTATCAGTCCATGCTGGATGTGGAAGCCGGAGAACTCACGCCCGCCGGGCGCGAGATACTGGCAGAGCTACATGATGGTTTTATTGATGGCATAGAACAAAACGGCCTTCCCGAAGTGCCGGTGGCGCACTAAGGGGGCCTGATGATTACTAAAAACTTCCGTCTGAATGCGCTGGCGAACCAGTATGCTGCGGCGCTGTATGACCATATCACCGCCACCAGCAATGGCGATTACTTCATGATTGATGTGGATGGCGAGTCTGTCCGCGTGGAGATTGTCGGTGGCGTGAAAGGCGTCCGCGATCTCATCGACGGCTATGCGCTGGAGGCGCTGAAAGAGTTCTACCCGCAATGGGAAAGCGTGGGTATTGAGCTAATGAGCCGCTGCGTTAAGGCTGGTGGGCTGACTGAGCATGGGCGCGAGATATGGCAAAGCATGGTTAACGATATGGGCGCAACAATGGCAGACAATTGCGGGGGTAAGAATGCGTAATATCGACCTTATTCGCGAAGTGACTCATTCCGCCGCTGACCGCTGGCCTGCGGTGCTGGCGGGACTGCATATTAATGTGCCGGATTCACCGCGCAGGCATGGCCCGTGCCCGTCCTGTGGCGGTTCGGATCGCTTCCGTTTCGATGATGGCGGCCGCGGCAGCTTTATCTGCAACCAGTGCGGCGCCGGTGACGGCCTCGACCTTATTCGCAAGGTGAATAAATGTGACACCACAGAGGCCGCACGGCTGGTGGCTGATGTGCTGGGCATTGATTGCCGGGCAGCAGTACAGGACGAAGCCACCGCCAGCCAGAGACGGGAGCAGCTGGAAGCCGAGCGTACACAACTGGAGCAGGAGCGCCTGCAGCGGGCGGCAGGGGACGCACAGCAGCGCCGGGCTACGTTTACCCGTCTGTACGATGTGAAGCGCCAGAGCGCTAATCTGGGCGAATCTGAATACCTTACTGGTAAGGGGCTTGGCGGCTTCACCTTCCCCATTCTTTCCGATGGATCATTATTGCTGGCGCTGGTGGGGGAATCCGGCGCAGTAATAGCAGCGCAGACCATTACCGCTCAGGGAGAAAAGCGACTCATGAAGGGATCGTCAAAGCGCGGGGCATATTACGCCGTAAACGCGCTGGAACAGCCTCAAAGCGTCGTGATTGCAGAGGGGCTGGCTACCGCTCTAACGTGTCACTTAATTCAACCTGACGCGCTCACAGTAGCCGCAATCGATGCCGGAAACCTGCTGCCTGTTTCGCAGGTGATGCGACGGCATTACCCGGATGTGCAGATCATCATCGCCGCCGACAACGACATTAAACCTGGTGAGCCAAACACAGGAAAAGAAGCCGCGGAGAAAGCCGCTAAAGCTGTTTCTGGCTGGATGGCTTTACCTCAGTCTGAGGAAAAGGCCGACTGGAACGACTACTACCAGCAGCACGGACTGGAAGCAGCCACAGCAGCATTTAACGATTCGATGTATCAACCGCAGGAGCCTGAAGTGTCCGCGAAACTGCAAGTGATCAACGGAGGGAAGAAGAGCGCATCAAAACCTGAATCCCTGCGACCTCATATCCAAAGCCGTATTGATGGCGTGTACTGGGTTGAACCCAAATCAGATAAGGATACCGGGGAAATAATCAGCCGTGAAAGCTGGTTGTGTTCTGCTCTGAAGGTCATCGGTATTGGCATTGATGACAGTAAAACCCGGTATTTGATCCTGCGCTGGCAGGCATTAGGTTCGAAAGTTGAGACTGTCCAGGCGATCCCCCTTGCTGACATTGGTGAGCGCGAAGGTTGGCGAATGCTCAAGGCTGGTGGGGTGAACGTCACAACCAAAAGTGGTTTACGTGCAACGCTGGCCGACTGGCTGCAGAGCTGTGCCAATGGAGAGGTATGGCGCATTGCGCATGCTACAGGCTGGCAGTGTGGCGCCTACATCATGCCGGATGGCGAGATCATTGGTACTCCAGAGCAACCTGTGCTGTTTAACGGGCGAAGTTCTGCCGCGTCTGGTTATACCACCAGCGGTACCGCGCTGAGCTGGCAGGAGAGCGTAGGACGTCTGGCTTTTGGCAACTATTCCATGATGACTGGCGTGGCCGCAGCTCTGGCAGCTCCATTGATTGGCCTTGCTGGTGCTGATGGATTCGGTATCCACCTCTACGAACAGTCGAGCGCGGGTAAGACCACCACTGCTAATGTGGCATCCAGTCTCTACGGAAACCCGGATGTACTGCGCCTTACCTGGTACGGCACCGCGCTTGGGCTGGCGAATGAGGCCGCCGCACATAATGACGCGTTGATGCCGCTTGACGAAATCGGCCAGGGGGCTGACCCGGTGGAGGTCTATAAATCGGCCTACGCGCTGTTTAACGGCACGGGAAAACTGCAGGGAGCGAAGGAAGGGGGAAACCGTGATCTGAAGCGCTGGCGTACTGTGGCCATCAGTACCGGTGAGATGGATCTGGAGACCTTCATTGCCAGTGCCGGCCGTAAGGCTAAAGCGGGCCAACTGGTCCGCCTGCTGAACATTCCGATGCGTCGGGCAGTGCGTTTCCATGAGCATACCAATGGTAAGCACCATGCCGATGCTCTCAAAGATGCTTACCAGCACAACCACGGAGTGTCCGGGCGTGAGTGGGTGAAATGGTTGGCTGACCACCAGCAAGAGGCGGTAAGTGCTGTCAGGGCAGCGGAAGAACGCTGGCGTAGCCTGATCCCGTCGGATTACGGGGAGCAGGTCCATCGCGTCGGCGCCCGGTTTGCCATTCTGGAAGCCGCACTATTGTTAGGTAATGTGATCACCGGCTGGGATGAGCAGACGTGTCGGGATGCTATTCAGTACAGTTATAACGCCTGGCTGCGTGAATTTGGTACCGGCAATAAAGAACATCAGCAGATAATTGAGCAGACCGAGGCATTCCTGAACGCTTACGGAATGAGCCGTTTTGCGCCGTTCCCGTATGACCCGAGCAGTCTGCCAATCTCCAACATGGCGGGATATCGGCAGAAAGGTGGTCACGAGGCTGACCCAATGGTGTTCTACACCTTCCCGGCGGCCTTCGAAGGGGAGATCGCCCGCGGCTTTAACTCCCGTCAGTTTGCGGAGGTATTGAAGAAAGCCGGCATGCTTACACCGCCGACTTCAGGCCGGGGATTCCAGAGAAAGTCGCCACGCATTGATGGGCGACAGATTCGGGTTTATGTCCTGCAGTATCTGCCGGACGACGACCAGCCAGAGTAAAAGCATTCTTTCATGTGTGTAGTTTAGGTGTTGGTTCAGTTGGTTCAGTTGCCTCAGTAGTTATATATATCTGTTTAATAAGGTTTCATGTTTGAAAAATGAACCAACATTGAGGCAACAAACTACCATTTTGAACCAACACTGAATCAGGTACAGGGCATCAGAAGAGAGAGGATCACAGCGATGACAGCTCAAATTTCAGCGTATGGCCGGCTGGTGGCCGACCCGCAGACCAGAACAACAGGAAAAGGTACGAATATGGCTATGGCCCGCCTGGCGGTAGCGCTGCCCTGTAATGCGGCAGATAACGGAGAGGCTACTTTCTGGCTGGGTGTCATTGCCTTTGGTAAGCAGGCTGATGCGTTGGCCAAACACCGTAAAGGCGACCTTGTCAGCGTGGCGGGCAATATGCAGCTCAATCAGTGGACTGGTCAGGATGGCGGTACACAGCAAGGCTATCAGGTTATTGCGGACAGTGTACTCAGTGCCAGAACGGTACGCCCTGGTGGTAAAGCAGGACAACAAGGACAGGCTACTGATGCTCTACGCAGGGCTCATGAGCAGCAACCACCCACTACCGGATATGAAGGATACGACCAGACACATCCGTATGACGATGATTTTTGACATGGGTATGGATCAGTAATATGCGACTGACTACAGAACAGAAGGCGGAAATTGCTCGCCTCAAACGCAGTGGTGTAGGGTATCGCACCATCGCGAATAAAATGGGACTTAAGCCTAGCACGGTGAGTAGCTTCTGCCAGCGCAGTGGATTGTTCGCTGATAATCCGACTCACAAGACTCTTTTCACTATCCCTGAGGCGCGCTTTTCGAACGTACCTGCGTTAACAAAGCCACTGCCGCCCCAAAAGGTCATCACTGGTCACAAGCAGACGGATGCATATCTGTGGGTGCTGGAAGTGATTAAGCTGAATGAGCCTGCACATCTGGATGCTGCAGAGGCAGCACTTGAGAAGCTTACCATTAGCCCAAAAGATGCAGAGAAACGGTATCGTGACTGGATGGTAGCTAATGGTGCCGACATATTGCAAACCGCTTTCGGTACCTTTTTCATGGATAATCCACAGTACTACCTCAAGAGTGCCAGGGAGAATATCAGGAAGGCCAGCGAGGTTCGTGCTGTGTTTGGTAGTTATGAAGCAGCCATGGAACCAGTAGAAGCGGAACTGCTCATTGCACGATCAGCATTTCTGGTGGATGAGGATTTTGGGCTGACGAGGGAAGAAGTCGCTGATGGAAGTATTTCAGGTATCGAGCGATATCTAGAACTGGATGATGCGCGGAAAAATGCGCATCATGGTTTCACGGATGTGCTGCCTTCACCTCACACACTGTCCGATGTTGTCCGCGAATTTGATTACTGGAAGTGGCTTTATTGGATACGCGATGCTGCTGGGCGAGAGTTAGGTCACCAGTATTCTGAAGGGCTGAGTCAGGAGGTCTATGACCGCGAGGACTGGCTTGATACTCAACTTGCTACGATCAGCCCTATCCACCAGCAGGAGGCTATCAATGTACTGAAATGGCTACTCAAAAGTGATCGGCACGAAGGGCGGGATGGTATGGATGCGATACTGATGAATTTAGTGGCGGTTTGTTAAGGAAGAAGCCCGGCGCAGTGGCCGGGTTTTATTAATTCCTGTGTTTATTATGGTTTTTGGCGGCTTCAGCTTGGGTTTTTCCATATTCTCGCTTTGCTTCGCGAGCGCCTCTTTTTGAGTTCCCTTTTTTTCTGGCCTCCCACCAGTCTGGTACCGGGTATGGCTCTGCGTGTAGCGCGTCAGCCAGACCAGAAATCAAACTATATGATTGCACCCCATCAATGTGCTCTGACAATGAAGGGGTTACATTTTGCCGCAATGGATCCAGTATAAAATCTATACCTTTTATCCTTGCATGTTTTGCAGCAGGAACAAAGTCAGAATCCCCCGCGACCAAAACAATTACGTCCACTAATTTTTCATAAGCAAGGGTGGTTATATCCATCCCAAGTTTGATATCTACTTGTTTCTGTTTTATATCATAGTAGAAATCATCATTAGTAAGTTGTTCCCAGAGCTTTTCTCCTTTCATGAGAGCATCAAGAGAGAAGGTTTTTAATTGCCAGCGCTTATTGTCCACAAGATGCCCCAGGCGCAGAGCTGTTTTCCTGGTCTTTCTAAGCTCTTCATGTAATTGGGTTCTTAATTGGTAGGAGTCTTCGAGTTTAAAATTTTTTCTGCCAGGTGTTTTATTTCCTTGGTCAGGTAAAGGATATCTTGTTTGGATGTCAAGAGGAGGGCAATCGTAAAAATAAATTCGGTAAAGCTCTAAGGGTTCACGCCTTTCTTGAGATTGTCGTTTCCCATTTAGGTGAGACACTACCATTGACCAAATTACTTTCATTATGCATTGAGCGGTCAATTCCTGTGAGGAAAAATGCTTCCTGTGTGTAGAATGCAGCCTTTGCATAAAAAAACCTGCATCTATCAAAATTGCTGCTTTTTTCATAAAAATTCCATAAAAATAGCCCAGAGCCGTTATGCAGATATTAACAATTGTCTGCGAACGGGGCTGGGCTTGGTGTAGTAAAAGTAAGCCAAGATGACGGTCCCGTCAACTGCAAAATGGTAAATTTTACAAAAGTCAAGTGATACTGGATTTATAAACATATATAAACATCACCCAAACAGCTCGTAAGTCAGCAACTACCTACCCATGCCTCCTCTACACGTCTGAGGCATAGTTTCCGGCTAACTCTGTCTTACGAACCTGGATTGGCATAACCACCCAGAATGAACCACGCCAGAAATGCTACGGCAACGATAAACACGATCACCGGGAAGGCAATGCCTATCCTCATAAATCCTCCTTGAACCAATTAATTTAAGGCAGGGTTCCAGTACCACAACTTACAGAGCGAGCACCACAACGCAGTGCAGAGAACCGCAATAATGAAAGTAAACTTCATGGTCTGTGCTCCACTATTGAAATCAGCATCTCATACCTGACCATTCAGCATCATGGTTTTACGAGAATCACACTGAGCTGAATAAAAAACAACACAACCATCATGATGATGATAACGGTTAGTGCAAATTTGTTTGCATCCCTCATATGACCTCCAGTTTCGAGGCGATACACCTCTTGACAGACTTACGCTGTTAAAATTGTCAGAGATATGCGTATAGGGTATGCAGATGAGATATCCAGATATTAGATCGGAATTTGGCAGGGCGATACCTGTGTATTTATCAGGGGTGCAGGCAGACTTCATATTCCCTCAAGGCGGTGATCTATTCATTACTGCCTACTACAAGAATTGGTAGTGATTTTTGCGGCTTCGATTGGTGTTAGGATTATTCCGATGATAGCAACGGGAAAATAAAAAATGAAAATGATAGCTCTGGGAGTACTGGCTGTAGTGGCTCTGTCCGGATGTGCGACAAAACAATACCCGCAGGTGCCGGCGGTTACCGGCGAAGAATCTGCGGCTTTAGATTGCAAGGCAATTAAACAAGAGATCGCCAAGACCCACAGTGTCCAACAGGAAATTGAGTCAACTGGCGAGTTTGATGGCCGTACAGTTCTTGGCGTTCTCGGAGATTTTGGCATCGGCAACGGGATGGCCAAAGGTGAGGCTCGTAAAAAAGCCCAGGCCAGACTGAATCAGCTGGAAGCTCTTAAATCCATTAAGTGCGAGGGAGACAACAGCTAGTGTTTAGGCCACCAGATTTGGTGTCCTTCTTCCAACAATTGGATAAACTATCCTTGGCAGGTAATATTATTGCCTGCTGAAAAGGTTACCTGACACCTGATTGCAAGGAAAAATCCAGCGAAAGGGAAGTAAATTGATAAAGGATTACCTGATAGTAGCCTACTTTGCAGCAATTGCTGCCTGGCCAGTCACGCTGACGTTAATTGGTCTTTCTGAAGGAGTGGCATTCTTTACGAAGTGCAGGGTACTGGGTGTTGCCCTTGTCGTTCTGTTCATGCTGGTGGCCGTTGCTGCGTGGCAGTTCGAACGTTACATGTAAAATCATACCGCCCCATGAAAATGCCCATATCTTATTTATAGGCAGAAACGGTGTGTTCTGGCTATGTATGGCAGAAATGGTGTGTTCTGCCTATAGATAGGCAAGCTTGACGTGTTCTGCCTATAAGGACTGATAGCGCTCGAAAATGGTCGCTGAGAGGGGCATAGATGGAGATAGTTAAGCGCCCACCAGCCCGCGTTGAAGATTTCGGTGGCCTTCACAAGGCAGCGAAGGAGGCCCGGCACAGTAAGGACGATCCTAGCCTGGAAAGGAGACATTATTCTTCCTGCCTGTCCTTGTGCCAGCTCTGGCTAACATTCATGGGTGTCTCTATTTGAATGCTGTGTATGTATACGAGGTCTATGTTTCTCGCGATATTCTGGTCGTTCTTTGTACTGGCGGCTATCGTGGCATGATACGCCCTATGTTAGGATTAATCCTGGTTAACGTAATGGGATTAGGGATATGAAAAAGGCACTTTTAGCGTGTGTTATTGCCACCAGTCTCTTGGCTGGATGCGGCCCGAAGGAGCTAACTCCTGAGCAAAAACAGGAGGTTGGTAATCTTCGGAGTGAACTGGCTCAGACAGAAAAAGAAATAGCCGAGGCGACAGCGTTGCGGGAGCAGTATTCTGGTGGATTAATCAAAAACCTTACAGTTGCTAGACTTGAAGTCTTGGGAACAAACAAGGCTTTGTTAGAGCAGCGTATTAATGCCATAGAGTCGGGGGCTAAAATTGAAGTATCAATAAGCAGTGTAAAACCAAACCCTGAAGCAGCTACGGCTTTAAAAGCAGAAATTGATAATCTGGACAACCAGATTGCTGATGCAAAAAAAGAAGCAAGCCAATATAGCGGTGGTCTACTGCAGGCGCTGAAATTGTCTGCTATTGCGACGCAGGAACAAACGAGGGCGATGCTCCAGCAACGATATCTTTCTGCTACGTATGGGTTAGCTGAAGTGAAAGTACCTAGTGAGCAAGCAAGCGAAGTAACAACAGAGAAACAAACAGATAAAGTAGTACCTAATCCCTCCAGCACGCCGTTACTCCCAGCAGGTGAGGGGCCATTTGGTTTAGAAGCCGGTTTATCTAAGAAAAATATTGAAGATATGATCGGAGAAGAACTTAAGCTAATGGCGAATAATGTAAATCTTTATACTGCTAATTCTTTACCAAAAAATAATGCCAGTTTTGAAGCATACGGATTGTTAATTTCACCAACCGTAGGTCTATGCCAGATAAGAGCTCTTGGAAAAGATATTGATACAGATAGTTATGGCTTTGCTATTAAATCAAGATTTAAAGAGCTCAGTGAATCACTATCTTCTATCTATGGTAAAGCAGCGCAAAATGATTTTCTCCTTTCTGGTTCAATATGGAAAGACCCTAGAGACTGGATGATGGGATTGTATAAACATGAGCGATATTTGTCAGCAGAATGGAAAGGGACAGCAGATACCCCACTAAAGAATAAACTAAGTTCTGTATCTATCGAGGCTAGAGCAAATAGTTCTGATAAAGGGTACATTTTCCTTCAGTATAATTTTAATAACTATAATGTCTGCGAAACAGAAATTGAAGCGTCGAAAAAAAGCTCTCTCTAAAACACCTATTAAATTGTGAGCCCCGCTTTGACGGGGCTTTTTATTGTCTGAAGATAAGAAAAATCGATCGTGATGATAAAATGATCGTTTCATGTTTTGCAGTAGACGTGATGAGTGTTGATAAAATTGCAAGTATAATCACTGTATAAATATCAGGAGGTACGCAATGGCAACACCATCCGTAAAACCCGTTCTTCTCAGCTTGGAACAGATCGAGAAACTCCGTACGCTGCAGGAAAATGAACGGAAGAAATCACCGTTGGGAATTGCTCCAACCATCCACGTTATCGCGCGTCAGTTGATGGAACGCGCTTTAAGCACACAAATGGAGGCGTAATGGAACAACTACAACGACTGGCAGAGGCTATCGCTGAAACCTACATCCGCGATCTGCGCCGGGAAACTGGAGATAATGTCATTACCGTTGATGGCGTCAGCGGCAATGTTGAAACGCACCTTTTAGCCGCGGGGCTGGTGGATAACTCAGTTTCAGCAGCAAAAAACCAATACGGGGCGACATTTGAACGTGAAGCGTATCAAATGTTACTGCGGTTAATTTCTCTCGATGGCCCGGAGTATCGGCTGACTGAGCATGGTGCTTACGTCATCACCTTCATGACGACTAAGGCTTTAAAAAAACAGTCTTCCACGACAGTACATTGAGGTGCGTATGAGTAATAATTTTGGTAATTATTACATTGAAATTGACGCTGATGTCTTACCGTTCCTCAAGGGGATGGACAAGGTACAGAGCACTCTTGATGCTCTTTCGGCTGATTCGAAAAATGGCAGTAAAGCCTTTGATAATTTGAGCTCGTCCGCATCGAGTGCCGGAACCTCATTTAATGAACTTGCTGTCTATGCCCGCTCAATGGATGGCTCTCTAAAATCGCTTAACACCAATGTGAACGCGATCACCAGGGCCATGCAAAATGCCGGGACGAGTACCGCAGGCGTAGGTTCGGAATTCACAAGAGCGGAAGCGATACTTGAAAGTCTTGGCAACCAGTTGGCCGTCCTGGATGAGGCGCAGGAAAATGGCGCCCGTAGTGCTGCTGTGCTAGCGGCGCAGTTGCGTGCCGGCTCGAAAGCCACTGAGGAAGAAAAGCAGAAGATTGGCGAATTGACTGGTCGGCTTTACGATATGAAGACTGGCGTCGATACCGGGGCGAAAAGTCATGGCACTTGGAAAAACAGCGTGCAGCAGGCTGGTTATCAGGTGCAGGATTTTATCATTCAGGTGCAAGGTGGGCAGTCGGCTTTAGTTGCTTTTGCCCAGCAGGGATCGCAATTAGCTGGCGCATTTGGTGCTGGTGGCGCAGTAGTTGGGGCTGTGATTGCCCTCAGTTCGGTTGTCGCTGGCGCGCTTATTACGTCGCTTAATGGCGGAAAAAACGCCATGGATTCACTGAAAGATGCTGCCGAAACGATGGATAAGGTGATCACCATATCCAACCAGGGGGTGGCGGCGCTGTCTGATAAATATGCCGTGCTGGCGCGCACCAATGCTGATGTGGCAACCATTCTCCGTAACCAGGCCCTCCTGGAGTACAACAATGCGATTGCAAAAATTCCAAAAGCAATTAGTGATGCATCCAACTCTTTTGTCACTCTCGGTGAGCGGGCTGTTGCCGCGCTGGGTGGCGCTTCTCCCAGCATTAAAAAGTTCAATGATGAGCTTGCGGCGCTTGAGGTAACTGCTGGTAACTGGGGGGATGCTATTCAGCAAGCCAACAGTAAAGGTCAACATGCCTCTGGTATTGTTAGTTCACTTTCTGCCACTGTTGGATCTCTTTCCTCTCGGTTGAGCATTAGTCGTCAGGCGGCATTTGATTTAGCTAAACAACTTTCAGACCTGAGCAACAACCCAACGCCAGAAGCCTTACAGAAGGTCATTGTCAGCCTTCAAAGCATGAAGACCTCAACCAAAGAGGGGCAGGACGCAGTAGCAGGGCTGGTTGGCACTCTTAATGACTTGTGGATTGCCGCTCTGAATGCCAAACAAAGTATCGATAGTGTATCTAAGGCTACTGATAACCTCACGGCAGGACAGAAGAATCTAATCCAGCAATCTGAGAGAAGCCTGGCTCTGTCCAAGCTTCAGGGGGAGGCTCGTGCACGGCTTCAGGCTCAGTTTGCTGCAGAAGATTCCGGGTTTGCGAAAGACGACCCACACACGAAGCAAATGGAGAATGACGCCGCGGCGACATATCGTAACACCCAGGCTCAGAAGGATCTCAAGTCACAGCAGACAGCGGGTGCTACAGCAGCAGAGTCTATCGCCCAGAAGCTGGCTAATTTGAAGCAGCAGGCAGAGTTAGCCGCCGGCTCAACACAGGAGCTTAGCCGTGAATCAGCGATGCTGCGGGCCGAACAATCCCTTGGTAAATCAGCATCAGCCGATCAGATACAGCAGGCCAGAACCTACGCTGCCGCCGTTTGGGATACTACGGCAGCATTGAAGGCGCGCAATGCCGTACCAGAGCTTAAAGAGAACGCGGACTATACAGCCCAGAAATCGCAGCTTGAGATGATTAAGGGCGCCAAAGACGCTCAGGGAAATTTGATTATCTCGCAGAAGCAATACAACCAGGCTTCTGAGCAATTAGAGCAGCAGCACCAGGTTAATCTGGCGAAAATTCGAGCCGGGCAGGTTGTGACACCTCAGCAGCAGGCCCAGGGGGAAGTTGACCCGGTACAGCGGCTTGCCAACCAGCACGCCCAAGAGCTGGCGCTTATTCAACAGTTTGAAACCCAAAAGGGGCAGCTCACTGCTAACGGTCTTGCGTTGATGAACGCAGCCAATACGCAATATGAGCAGGCGAGGATTGCCGCTCAATGGGAGATATTCCGCAACCAAAGCACAACAAATGAGTTGATGGCATCGGCGGTCGATGGGTTCGCCAGTCAGGCGGCCAACTCGTTAGCAGGCCTGATTGATGGAACACAAAGCGCTTCGGAAGCGTTCAGAAATCTGGGGAGCGCTATCGCTAATAGTGTCGTTCAGGCGTTGGTAGAGGTGGGAATCCAGTACCTGAAAAATGCCGCGATGGCGATGATTGCCGATAAGATGACATCCAGCTCATCACAGCAGGCCGGTGCGCAAACCGCTGCCGCGTGGGCTCCTGCTGCGGCAGCAGCCTCCATCGCTACATTCGGTGGCGCAGCTATCGCCGGTATAGCCGGCATGGTAGCAGCGTTCGCCATCGGTGCCGCTCTGGCCGGCAAACGAAAAAATGGCGGAACGGTAGGTGCTGGTGGCGCGTACCAGGTTGGCGAAGGGAATATGCCTGAACTCCTGCAGACCAAGAACGGGTTAATTATGATTCCTGGTGACCGAGGCCGAGTGTTCAGCAATAAGGATGTTACCGGTAGTTCTCCGACGATCCAGAAGGCGTCTACGGGTAAAGAATACCTACCAACTTCATCAGCATCATCCAGCCAATCGGGAGAGAACTCTAAGCGGCCGATACAGGTAAATATCCAGCTGATAGATCAGACAACCGGCAGCCAGCACAACATCACTGGCACTGACGCTTTCCAGCAAGGTGACGTGGTAACTGTTACTGGATTTCTCAATGACGTGGATACAGGCGGCCCAATGTCCACAGCGATCGCAGATGCGCACGGGCTTAGACGGCAGGCAAGGGGAGCCTTTTAATGTGGTCTAAGGGGAGGGGTAAACCCTCTCCCTTATGCTTTACAGGACTGCCAGTTTAAGATCATTTTCACACGTCGGAAATAAGAACTTTTTTTCGTGTAAACGCAGCCAGTAAACAACCTACCCCATGAGAAGGTGACAAAAGTTGACATCGAAAGGCGATCCCGTGACTAACGACGAAAAGCGAAAACTATACCGTGCGTGGGCTGATGATATCGGCGGCGGAACACCTTTTCCGGAAGCCTGCAGGGATATGACGTGCGGAGCAACGACGAGGAAAGGGACACCCTGTAAAATGACAGCCCTGTATGCTTCTGGCCGCTGTAAGTTACATGGCGGCATGAGCACCGGCGCAAAGACGCCAGAGGGTAAGGCGCGGCAGTTATATGGATTCCGTCGCTGGTTGGAGAGACAGCGGCAGGCCACCAGCCAGGGTGACAATACGCAGTAAGGTTCGCGCTGATGGTACGCAGTACGCAGAGAGGTACGCAGCAGAATGGAGTTTTTTGCTGCGCGTACCTGGTAGAGATAAGAGGTGAAAAATGGGTATTAAAAGCAGGGGCATTAACAACATCCGGCGCAACATGAATGCGCTGGTGAGGGACATTACTGGGCGGCGCTTACCTCGCGCAATGACTGCCGCTTTGCATGAGGCCGGACTCGTAGCCGCAATCTATACGCCAGTTGATACCAGCACGCTGATTAACTCGCAGTTTAAAGAGGTCATCACTAACGGGACGCGCATCACTGGCCGCATCGGATATTCAGCGAATTACGCAATCTATGTCGCAGATCCGAATATCCCGCAGAAGTTCACCCTGCCCAGGGCCAGGAAAGAGTTTTTGCAGCATGGTGTTGCTGATGCAAAACCGCAGATGGAGGCAGCTTTCCTGCGAGAATTATCAAAACGCTGATTGCGGAGAAAACGAAACCGATACATGCGCAGAGTTGCTTACCCCATGAGTAGTTAACAATTGTTAAGGTTCTAGCGACGATTATTAGGCCGTATTCGCAGTAACCAATTGTGCACAACTCATATAATTTCGTATTCATTTGCGGATTTTTTTAGCGGAGATCTGAGCCAATGAGAGAGCAGACGCGGGTTTACACCTCTGCGCTACCACGGATTAACCTCCAGTTTCTGGCAGATATGCAAAGAAAGCTGGTGGATTCGAGCCCGAAAACACAGATTTTTTGTGATACCGAGAGCGGAAGGGTGTACTTCTCGATGGTCTCTGGTGGCTACAGCGCGACAATCAACGGGGTAATGCGGGTTATTGGCATCACGATCACCCGTGCAGGTTTTGGCTATCGGCGATGGTACATTTGCCCGCATTGTGGTAGTCGGGTTGCGAAATTATTTATTGGCCGGAAGGATATAGGGTGTCGTAAATGCTGGAGCCTTCACTATGCCAGCCAGAGTGAAGATGAGATAGCTCGCTTACGGCGCAGTGTGTGGAAGCAGAGGCATGATCTATGGGGGGATGATTACCCACCCGCGGGCAGCCTGCTAAATAGCCCGCTCAAGTTTCCGAAGCCTCCCGGCATGAGATGGGATACCTTCGAGAAAAAGCGCTCTCGACTGCTAAAGACTGAATCAGCTTATTGGCGGTTGAAAGAACCGAGGGACGCTAAAGGGTTTGCTCGGGTGATACACAAAGCGGAGGCGTCAATTCGGTCATTTGAACGGGCATCGAAAAAGGCTACCCCATGAATACGGTAAGATCACGATAAGGTGATTGGCTATCTGGCGGTTTATCAAAAATAGGGGAGCAAACTGCTAATGACAAGAATATCTGCTGTACCAGAATCATTAGTTACGGGATTGCGCTGATGGCCAGCGTTTCCGACTGTGTGAATGAAAGTTGCATATCATGAGTAACCTAACGCCAGTATTAATCACCAGAACTAAGATCTAGGAAATGCTTGGTGGAATATCCAGAGCCCATTTTATCGTCTGAGAAAGAAATGGGTGAATGCGGGAACATCTTTTCCTTCAGCTGTTACTGAGATTGGTGCTCCCAAAGGCGGCGCGCTTTATCGATATGAAGAGGTAATGGATTTCTTCAGTAAAATTAAGTTGCGGTAACAAGTCTTAGAAAAAACATCCACCAACTCATGGGCTTGCTTTATGAAAAGTCAAGTTTGGGGGTAATAGCTTATACAAAACTCGTCAAATTTTGATCTTTTGCACCTCAAAAACACGTCAAACTTAGATCAATAAAACCTCAAAAAATGCCGCCAATTATGGCCACCAGCCTTATACATAAATTCGTGCTTGATATATGTGGAGCCTTGCTAAATCTGGTCTGAGCATTTTTCTTGTAAGGTATGTTGTTGAACAACGCTGCTGTTTGAAGCACGTTAAAATCAATCTTCTACATTTGTATTTTTTGATCTCAGAATGAGATGGGTAAATGCCTTTACTATGGCGTGAGACAACAGAGCTAACAATACAGGAGATACCCAAGCTGAACGGTGAAGTGCTCGATAACCATACCCACTACACCATTCGCAACGGTCTGGCACAGGCGCTAGAGGCCAAAGAGCGCCACCGCCGCAGGATGAACGTACCGGCCTACCGGTGGAAGAATCCCGCCGCGTCGCGCAGATAAACCAGAGCTACGATTGTAGCGCTGCCGATAGCTTCTCTGCGTTGTGCCCCTGACGTTTCCAGGCGCTGTAGATGTCCTTATCCCACGCTTTGCCTGCTTTTGTCTGATAACCGGCCTCATTGAGCCGCTCAGCGATAATGCGGCCATTGTCGAACCCTTCCCGGATAGTGTTAGCAACAATCCCGATAACAGCCGCTTCATTGTATAGGGTCGGCGGGATCCCCTGCTTGCCACCCGCCAGCGCAGCCGCCGCCACTTCCATTCGCTCCACCAGCTCAAGCATGCGCAACTGTGGGTTGATATCTGGCTGGTTCAGTTTGCTGCGCAGGGCATCGAGCAACCACGCTGTCTTGTCAACGCCCGCCGCTGCTACAGCCTGATTAAATACGCCATGCAATTCAGCCGGAACGCGGAATGCTACCAGATTGGATTTGCTCAT